CGAGGTATATCCTTCAGGTATTGTTTGCAATCTCTCAAACTCATCAGCAGTCAATAATCTACATAAACTTTTATCCTCATTGAACAAATACTGATTGGTATGACAATTTTTGGTCGTCAAACAATTTGATTTGTCATTACATACCCAATTCACACCCTTATCAATTCTAGGTTTGTTTCCCCATTTATTATAAAAACATTTTGGTATTTCCCTGAACTTTGAATCACCCAACACATCATTCAATTTGATATTTCTATTTTCTGGTTGAGTTACATTAGGAATATTTGTCCAATATAATCTTTCTCTGTTTTGAGCTGATACCAAATTACTATTGATTGAAATAGGTTCAACTCCCATCTCTTTTGTTATGATGTCTTCCCATTCCTTTTTCATCTTAACATTTTCTAATAGAAAATATTTGGGTTTAACTTCATTCAATATTCTAACATATTCCCAAAACAATCCACTCTTTCCATCAAATCCTGTTCTATTACCAGCAGATGAAAAACTTTGACAAGGACTACCACCAAATAATAAATCAATACTAGGTAAATCACTACCTTTGATTTTGGTAATGTCACCAAGTTGAATTGTATTGGGGTAGTTGTGTTGGGTTACTTTAATTGCGTACTGGTCAATCTCCGAAGCATAATAGTTGTCATATTTTATTCCAACCTGATTTAATGCAATTTGACCACAAGATAATCCATCGAAAAGGCTCAGTATATTCATAATGGAAAATATAAGAAATAAACTTCATAAAAACAAAAAACCCCACCTTTTTTTGAGATGGGGATTTTTTCTTAAACTTAAAAAGTCATAGTACCTAAAAAATTTTTATCGTTATCATACAAATTAACACTTTGTAGATTACCTGCACTCCATGCTCCTTTTACCCCTCCCCATTTCCAAACACCATTATAATATGGAACATTTTTTTTAGATACCCAATTTGCTAAATATTGTAACTCAACCACAGGTCCGTTGTATTTGTCATCATTAGGCATTATAGTTGTTTCCATAACAACTTCATTCTTATCAGAAAAAAACCTAATGTTCCCATTTCTAGTATCATATTTCCAAGTTCCTTGGGGGCAATATCTATCCCAAGGGTCCGTTGGTTCTGGACATTCATTTTGTTTATTCATTGCCCATTTTTTAAAATCTTCTAAAGTTTTTCCACTTATTGATTGTTCGTTAATTACTCTTTTAATCAATCTAACTAAATCACTTTCAGTTAATCTTACTATCTTTTTCATATTTTTTTATTTGTTTTTCTATTTCAGAATATATCAGTTTAATCATTTTAAAATAAAATTCATCTGTTTTATTTTGGTCTGTCATATTGTTAATTATGTTATATAATATATTTGCATAATAATCTTTTTCAATAAATTCATACGTTATATCATCAATGGCTGAATCAATCCGCCAATATTTTTTTTCTTTCATTACAGAATGTACTTTTTTTGCCCACCACTTGAAGTCACCTTCTTTAACTATTTTATCTAAAATTAAGTCCAAAACTTTGTCTTCCAAATCTAATGTTTCACCTAATTGTAATGCCGTTTCAAATTGTTCATTGTCAATTAATATCTTGAATTTTTCAAGATATTCTTCGTTTTCATCTTGTTCTTTAATTATCCTTTTAACCAAATTAGTTAAATCACTTTCTGTTAATCTTACTATCTTTTTCATCGTTTTTTTTTCAATTTTATTTTATAAAAATAAATATCTCATATAAATAAAAAAACCCCAACAAATTTCTACATTTATCGGGGTTAAGATATATCGACCAACATAAGAAAGGGAAGTTGGGTTGTGAATATAAATATATTGATTTTTCAAAAAGTATCAAAAAATTTTATTAATTATAAAAAAAAGTTGTTTTTCAACATTATCAGGCAAGTTTTTTTTATTAAACCACCCACATTCATCGTGTTCGTGACCATCCATAGCATCATCCAAATCAATCTCGACCTTTCTTGAAATCTCATACATAAACAAATAATACTTCATTCTACCCCCACCAGTCAATGTTGCCAAATATTTCAAATCACCCAATATCACCAATCCTGTCTCCTCACTAAACTCTCTAATAGCACCATTTTCAACACTCTCACCTTTCTCCAAATGACCACCAGGTACAGACCATACACCAGGTAAACTACTCTTCTGACTTCGTTTACATAATAAACATTGATTTTTATATTTTAATAAGATACCAGCACAATTTCCCATAACGAATTATTATTATATTTATAAGTATGAAGTTAAGTATAAACGGAAACATTTTCAAGGTAAAAATCCAAACATCTCCCGAAGAAACTCAAGAAGGAATGATGTTCAAAAAATTTGATAAAACATTCAACGGAATGTTATTCGTAATGAAAAACCAAGAACATTGTTTTTGGATGAAAAATTGTATTATACCACTAGATATCATATTCATCGACAATGATGTTATCACCAAAATACATCATAATTGTCAACCAATGATTAATGAATCACATAAGAATTATTGTGGTGAAGGAAACTTTATTCTTGAAGTAAAAGGAGGAACTTGTAAAGGAATGGGAATTAAAAAGGGGGATGTTGTTACATTCCCCCTATAATATTAACCTTTCATTACTTTCTTAATTATATTCTTAAAGTAGTTTTCATTAACATCATCGCCTTTTTCAGCTCTGATTCTTTCTCTTAATATTTCAACGAACTCATCTTTAATCATTCCAATGAACTCAGTTGTTTTGTAAGGTCCGAATCCACCACCTAATGCTGATGCTTGGAAATTAGTGATACACTTATGTCCACCACTATTATTCTTAATTACATCATAAGCTGTTGTATATACTGAATCCAATACTGATTGTTCAAACTCACTAAGTTCAACATATGGTTTTGACATCGTTTTACTTACAATTTTTTGCCATTCTTGTAAACCTCTTTCATAATCAGGATATTTTTTAGACAAGAAGTTTTCAAATTTTCTTGGTATTTCATTATAACCTTCAAGTGCATCACCATAAAAAGATAACAAATCCTTTAATGTAAACCCAACACTCTCACCAGGAACAAATCTCTTACTAGTTTCAGCAACTCTTTTAAGTTTACCCGCAGTTATTTTAATTTCACTTAACTCAGGTTTTCTTCTTTCAATAATACCTCTATTAATTTCACCCAAGTCAATTCCTTTCAATCCTCTTTGTTCTTTGAATGGGTTACAAGATACTTGTAGTAAACCTACAGAACCCCAAGTTATTACTTGGAAATCAGCATCAGGATAAATATAGAAACTAGCATACCTATCATATGAACCTGGTTTAGTCATACTTCCACCACCATCTTTGATAATAATACCATCCTCAAACTTCTGTTTTGCATAAGTTTTCATTTGTTGGAGGTATTTCTCTCTATTCATTTGTAGTTCCTCAACACCTGACCAACCCTCTTCTTTCATAATTTGTCTTATCTTGTTGAAGATACTGATTAGAGATGGTTCACACTCCATTACCAATCTATCCAAGAATCCTTTTTTATTCTTAAATGCCAATAATAGTTTGTTTGTAACCAAACCCATTAACATCTTATTTCTTTCAACTGGTTGTCCCTTATCAATCTTAATAACATAATTGATAACATCATCCATAGTAATTCCCATAGCTCTAAAGTTAGCGGAATCCACAGTTGAAATTAATTTGATGTCAGCTGAAGGAAATATATCTCTTGGTGATAATACACCTGAAATTGTTTCCACATTTGACCTTGCTGACTTGAAACTTGTTGATGTATCTTTTTCTACACCAGATTGTGTATCGTGGTGGTCAGTATGAATAACAAACATTGGTTTTCCATGAGCAAAATCAACTAATACGGGCATAACATCACCACTTGCATCTGGTTTTTTTATAGCCCATTCGTCACCACCATATTGGATAATCTCAGCATCAACAACTTTGATACCATTATTTTCCAAGTATTTTTTCATTCCTAAAGCAGACGTTACACCATCCAGTCAAAGGTCCTGATGAAAGTAGACCTTCGCTTTTTTATAGCGAAGAGCAAGAGAATTGATATCTCTAATTCCACTTTCAATCAGGACCATTTTGGTTTTAATTGTATTCATTTATTTTTTTATTAATAAATATTGTGTTTTATTAATTAGTTCATCATAAGTTATTGAACATTTTTCTTGTTTAGAACAATTTTCACTTTCTGTAATAACTTCTAAGTTTTCTTTAGCACTAATAATTTGTGGTGGTATATTTTTTTTATATCCCTCACTAATACTAAACCTATGGTCTAAGTGATGTTTTCCCCTACCAATAGGTAAATTATTTGGGTTTATAATTTCTTTATAAGTTCTATAGTTTCTTGCTGTTAAAGCTCTTACAATCTTATCATATTGTTTCCACTTTTTTATTTCATCATCACTTAATTTAAGTTGAATTGATTCATAAAAACATTTTTCACATATAAACTTTTTGGTTTTACGAACAAAATTACAATATGTTTTTTCTGATATGTGATTGTTTTCACATTGTACTTTAATTTTACTATGTTTTCCATTTAATACTAAAACATCTAATAGTTGAAAATTATTTTCATTTGTGACTTTTCCCAAGTATGATTCATTGATAATAACTTGGTTCTTTTTGATTTTGACTTCATCTTTGATTGATGGATTTTTACTTCCCTTCCACTTCTCAGAAAACATTTTTTTCATTTTACCAAGTTTTTCTTCATCAAAAAAATCATCCCATTTTCTATTATCACCATATCTCCCATTACCCTCACCAGTCAATTGACAAGGACGACATATTTGTGTCTCAAAGGACATCTTAGGTTTTGTCAAATGACCAGCATTAATTGAGTGTAATTCGTTTGGTGTTTTACAATTTGGGTTATCACAAGTCCAAATAACCTTAAAGGCTGTTGTACCTTTAACATTTGTTAGATTAATATTCTCAAATAAATCATAATGAACAACTATTGATTTACTATAAATGGGTTTCCAAATTGATTTAATCATAAAACTATATTTTATTATAAATATCTTGTTTTATGAAAAAAACCATCCATATCGTTGTGAAAATAATATAATACCAAATAAAAAAAGGAACAAAAGTTCCTTTAATTATTTTTTCATTATATTTTTTTTTAACTTAAAAGTTCATCCAAGAATAAATCGATTGGGTCAATTCCACCAATCGAGATACTCGATGATGGTGGAGGTGGAGCTATGGCGCTTTTAGTTCCAGTATCTGATTCGATTGATTTATCTGATTTTAAAGAATTTTCATACTCAGCAATTTTACTTTCCAAATCAGGTACTTGTTTTGCTAATTCTTCAGGTCCACCAGTAAAATTACCCATACCTAAGTAGTCTAAAACATTAAGATAAAATTTAGTATTTTGCATCAATTTTCTCACAGCTGGTCTTCCCATTGTTTTAAAAACATCGGCACTTGTTTTAGCTTTAGTAAAAACACTTACCCATTCTTTTACAGTATTAACAAATCCTGTCCCCAACTTTGGAAAACTACCCACAGTTTTTTCTAAAACTTCAATTAGTTGTGCTCCCCATTTGGGAGATGTTTCAACCATTTTAGCAACCGGTCCGCCCATTTTGTTTGCCGCCGTAGCTAACTTAGTTGCGTTTTTTGATAAAATCGCACCCTTAACTAATTCAGCACTTCTTCCACCCATTTTGATAATATTCATAATAGGAGTCGCAATCAAATCACCAAAAACTGGTATTGCTCCAATGAATGATAAAAGAGCAAATAATTTATCCCCTTGTCTCCAATAACTAATCCCATTTATAAGATCGATTGGTGAACCTATGATGGGTATCATTCCAGCCCAATCACCAATAGTGTTCCACCATGTTCCTTCGTTTATTGGGAATTTAATATTTGGATTCAACATTTTGAACATTTCTATAACAATCAATTTATCCTCCTTGGAAAGTTTATTCCACTTTTCATTAACTAGTTCTGATTGTTGTTCTATGTAAATTTTTTCCAAATTTTTTCTAATCTCCTTTTCGAGTAAAATTTGCATATAATAGTTTTTACAATAAATATTACCCCAAACAAAAAAAGGAGCTTATTCAGCTCCCTCTTCAAATTCTATTTTCATTTGTTTCTTTTTATCCACAAACGCTTGAACCCTATCAGTTCCAATCTTTGTATAATTTGGACTTAATTCTATTCCAATCCATCGTCTGTCCAATACTTCAGCCGCAACCATTGTTGTTGCACTACCACAGAATGGATCCAACACAATATCATTTTTGTAGGTCAAAATCTTTATTGCTTTTGTTGGTATGTCCATACTAAAGGTCGCTTTCGTTAATGTCTTGGTATCAGCAAAGTAGCTCCATTGACCATAAACCAATTCCATAAACTCTTTTTTATCTTCATCAAGGTATGTCATTTTGGTTTTACCATCTTCTTGGACAACTGGTGTTCCTATCCATTGTGGTTGTCCTTTAGTTTGTTTTTTATGGAACTTCTTATATGCTAATATTACACATTCTTTTGGGTTGTAGATATAAGGGCTAGAACTATTCATCCAAGAACCCCAAGCTGTAGTTTTACTTCTATGTGGTGATTGTTCTTCCAAATCAACCACACCAAAAAACTTAAATCCAACTTTTTTCATCAACATCCAAAACTCAGCAACCATAAAAACTCTTCCACCTCTATCCTGAACATTTATTTCATAAGGAATGTTTAAACTAATTCTTCCATCCTCTTTTAAAACTCTGAAAGCTTGAGTTAACCATTTCTCAGTCCATTCCCAATATTGTTCCATTGATAAACCATCATTGTAATCATCATATGCAATATTAACATTATATGGTGGACTGGTAATAACTTGGTCAATACTATTTTCAGGGAAGGTGGACATAACCTCAACACAATCCCCATTTACAATTTTTCCTATTGGTAACATTTTTTATTTTAATGATATGAAATTATTTGCTAATTATCAAATTAGGGTTAAGACAAGATTCTAAAACTTCCAAACATAATTGTTCAGGTATTTTACTTCTTTCATAACTTCCTTTTCTACCTTGAGTTCCTGTCTTACTTCCTCTTGGTGCGGGTTGGTGATGGCATTCTTTGTTTCCATTTTTACAAAGTGGTCTTGGAATCCAAGTTTTGCTATTTGTCCATATGTCAGTTGGTTTGGCTCTTTCATCACCATATTTACAATACCATATTGTATGTCTAGTAAACTCTTGCATCCAAGGCATCTTTCTTAACATTCCCCTAGGATTCTCAATAAAGAATACCATATTTGGATTTATCATTAACCACTCTTTAATTAGAGATATAAAGTGTTGGTTAACTCCATCACATTTGATTGCGTATTCGCTTTTGGGTTCAGTTCCATTTCTATGATGGGATATTGCTGCGATTGTATATGTTGTACAATCTGGTGATGCCCATATTACATCAGGTATAAATGGTACATCACTTAATGTTAATTTTCCTATATCTTTGGATAAGTTGATACCTTCATATTGTTCCCAATCAACAGAGAATACTTCCATTCCAAGTGATTCTGCGGTTTTTCCAATACTACGACTACCAGCGAATAATTCTAATACTTTCATTCTTCCAATGGTTTAATGATAACTTCACTTTCCGTAACAATAACAACCCTTGCACCACAGGATAATAAAGGTTTTGCTTCACATCCTTCACCACCATATATAACTTTGCTTGGACCTAATATCTCAACTTCATTACAATAGGTGTTCTTCTTACCTTGTTTTACGGTTATAACAGGTAAGTTTGTTCCTTTTGTTTTATTGGAACGGATGTGATGTTGATTGACGTGGATATAGGTTTTCATTTGTGTATTTTATAAAGTGGTTAAGTAACATCCTAATATGATTAGTATACTGAATGGTATTGTTAGTATTGCTATCAGTATTGTGTCCCCATTTGTTATATAAGGTTCATAAAATTGTCCTCCTTCACCTTTGTCAAGCCACTTTTTAATTTTCTCAACCATTATTCAATAATTGTTCTAATTTTTTTTATAAAATTCATTAATAATACCATAAATTTCTGAACTATTGGGTATCAAAACTATTAGGGTTTACAAATATCCAACAATTGTTCTATATATTGAATATTTGTTTTAAATTTAATTTCACATTCAACTTCTTCAACTTCAGTTTTATTTTCATCTTTATAAATTGGTATAATATTAACCTCATCAATTCTACTGTTTAATAAACTTTCCAGTTTTTTTCTTTCTAAATTTTTCATAATGTATTGTTTTTAATTAATATTAACTATTTGTCTTCCCCAATTAAGTTTTTGTTCAGCACAATCTTTCTTGAAACTCTTTAAAACTTTCTCTTTTTATGATTTTATTTTTAATATGTAAAAAAATTTGTACGTCTATCACCACATTTAACGCAAATCTTATATTCAATATCTTGATATGTTGAACTTATAACGGTTTTACCAGCTATTAATTGAATAACTAGATTGCGAAAAGTTACAGTTTCATATCTGATTTTATCAGAATCACAAACACTACAATTATTAGTAAGTTTTTTTAAATTTTCTTCCATAATTTAATTGTTTTCTGTGGTTATTAAATCGTGAAGCCCTTCCTTATTGAAACGATGGAAGAGCTCTTGTGCCATATCTTGGGGTGGTATGTTGTTTTCCATTATTTGATAATTGTTCTAATTTTTTTTCTTTTGAACCAATCAACATATGATGTAGCCTCTTCAAGAGTTATAAATTGATAATTAGTGTTTATCCACGGCATAAAGAAAAATATTTTCTTTTCTATTTCATATCTTGTTACAAAGTATACTTCAGGTATAAAATCTATTTTAGCCTCATAATTCTTCGTTATTTGAGGTGTTTCAACTTTTACAATTCTGTATTCCATATTATATTGTTGTTTTAGTTGAAGTTAAACAATATGTATAGTTACTTTCTGATGTACAATTGCAAATACCAAAACCGCAACTTAAAGCATCAGAATATGTTGTTGTATTTGATTTAATTGTCCCTTCATATTTTTTTTGCATTAGTTCCATAACACTCCCAATCGTAGAACCACAAATACCATTACCACCATTTTCAGGTTTGCATCCACAATTTATGTTTAGGTAATTAGTTTCTTTGTATTCGTATTTGTCTTTGATGAACATTGAGTCAGGATTATAAGTCATCTCATATAATCTTATTAAAGAAAATATGGAACTTTCAATTTCTTTGATGTCTGTTGAATTATCAAAAACATCTTTAATTAACAATCTTAAATTGTCTAGTGTCATATTAATTAGATAATGGTAATTTTATGGTTGGGTGTGATTGATAATTTTCTAACTTGAATGTTACACTTGGGTCTAATGTATTCAATACTTCATCCAATTCCAATAGATGCCAATTCTCATTACCTGAATTAATCTTCAATGTGGGTAATTGATATGGTTCTCTAGTTAATTGTTCTTTGAGTCCATCAATATGGTCTGAATAGATGTGTGTGTCACCCAAATTACCAATTAATTCTTCAGGTATCATATTAGTCATTTTACCCAATATCGTCAATAACAAAGCATAAGATGTGATATTATATGGAAGCCCCAATCCTGTATCAATCGATCTTTGATTCCACATAAGAGAGATTGTTCTGGTTGGAATATTGTTAATAGTTAATAATTCTTGAACAGTATCAGTTATTTTCACACCTTCATATCCTTTTGGATTTTCTAATTTAACCAATAACTTAATTCTTTCTTCATCACTCAACTCTCTTGTCCAAACTTGAAATCCATAATGACAAGGTGGGAGAACCATATTTGGTAAATCCGCTGGATTCCAAGCTGATACCATCAATCTTCGGGAATCAGGATTTGTTTTAAGGTCGTGGATTAGGTTGGCGATTTGGTCTATATGTTGTTTTATACCATTACTATCAACATCTGAGTATAAATGACCCGTACCACTTTCATACTTATAAACCTTCCATCTTCGCCATTGTCTTCCATATATTTTTCCCAATTCACCCCACTTCTTAGCAAACTCATCATCTGTTTTGATTTTGTTGATGAATTCTTCTTGTGTTAAATTTCGACCATTAAATTTTCCACTATCTGAAACGACTTCAGATAGTTCTTTTGGTAACATTATATACTTCTTATAAGCGTCTCCTGTCCATATGTTACAATCATTATCAACCAAATATTTTATATTGGTATCACCCCTTAAAAACCAAATCAATTCAGTCACAATTCCCTTGAAATACATTTTCTTGGTTGTTAGGACTGGAAATCCATCTGACATTTTATGTCTTATCTGGCGACCGAATACTGATATTGTTCCAGTACCTGTTCTATCACTTTTCTTAACCCCATTTGTCATTATATCCAATAGGAGTTCTTTATAATCCAAATCTAATTTATTCATATATATTATTTTTCTTCAGGGTTTAATAGTCCTTTACCATATTGTTCCATTCTGTTGTAGTATCTTGTTTTAACTCTGTCAGAGATTGGAATGGCTCTACCTTCTTCATCAATTCTTACAAACTTGATATTGGTTGATACTACCACATCTTGATGTCCAGTATAAACATTATGTTTTCTAACCTCCATATATAAAGTTACGGAACTAGTTCCAAACTCTTTAACTGTGGCATAGAACTTAATAATATTTCCAACCTTAACGGAGTTCTTAAATAAAAGTTCATCAATTTTGATTGTCACCATTCTTGGTGTATCACATATCTGTGCCGCATAAGCACCAGCACTTTGGTCGATTAACCCCAATATTGTTCCACCGAATATATTATCGTGGACACCATTATCTGAGGTCTTACAAATATAAGTCGTTACTAATTCCATTAATTTTTTTAATTGAGGATAGATAAAAAATGGGGGATTGTCAACTATTTTTTTACAACCTTGAATAATGCTTTTTCAATGTTGTATCCGTTGTTAATAAAATGTTTCAAACTATTAACATTACAATGAGCATAAACTTGTTTTTCGGTGTCTTTTAATTTAATACCTCTATAATTCCAAAGCATTTTATATATTCCTTTGTTTCTATGTTCTTCTTTGACAAAGGCATGACAGAGATAAATAACATAAGGATGTTCGATATATGAAACAATACCAACAAGTTCTTCTTTGTAGAAACAACCATAATATGTTGCAGTTTCATCCAATAAATCTGGTTTTATTTCAACGAATTCTTTTTCAACTTCTTTATAACTAACTTTTCTTATTTCCATAATTTACACTTCAATGATATACCAGTTTCCATCAACATTTTCAACTAAACAAGTTGTATTTTCACAAAAATCACCTGAGTTCATATAATCAACATCTATTTTGGGTTGGTGAATGTGTCCACAAACCGCAACATCATATCCTTTTTGTTTGGCCAACTTTGTTGCATTTGTTTCAAACTTCTCAATGAAATTATTCAACCCCTTAACATTTCTTTTAATAATGTTTGCTAATGAATGATAAGGTAAATTAAGTTTCTTCCTGATGAAATTATAAAATGTATTAAGTTTAATAACAAAATCATATGACCATCCCCCAATTAACGCGACCCATTTCATTTTAATCACGATAAAATCCAATACATCTCCGTGGAAACAATAATATAATCTACCATCAACACCCTTGAAACCATACTCTCTTACAAAATCAATCTTACCCATTTGAAAAGGGACAAACTGATTCATAAAATCATCGTGATTTCCGTGTAGATAGATGATTTTTGTTCCGTGTTCGGCCTTTTTCATTAACTTTCTAATTATTTTTGAGTCACCCTTTTTCCATTTAGTTCCCCTCTTTAATGCCCATCCATCAATAATATCACCATTTAATATTATTGTCTCAGCATCATTATAATCCAAGAACTCAATAATCTTGTCAGTGTTTGATTGAATTGCACCTAAATGTAAATCACTCATAATAATTGTTTTCCACTTGTCCATATATCTTTTTATTGATAAATAGGAATTGGGGCTTACATTACCACGAATACTATATTAAGTTAATTTTAATTCTTCAGGTCTTAATACACAATCCAAAATATATTTTCCAACATCAGGGTCAACACAATTTCTAATTATCTGGTCTTTTCTGTGGGATAACTTAAACTCCCTCAAATCAAAATAACCTTTCTCAGAACTTCCCCTCTCATTATGGGTCAATCCATCTTTAATTTCAATTTCAGGGATATCAATGTTTGTCCAAAACAAATGTCTCCCCAACTTTATTGTTGGTTTGACAAATGGTTCATAATATGGTTTAACATTTTCGACAACAAACTTGATGTTCGTATTCTTGGTAAAGTTTTGTAAGAAAATAATTTCAGCCCATAACTTCATATCAGGCATTACGGAGTCATAACTTCCTCCTTTGCTTGCCATCATTCTAACTTTACTATGACTTTGACAGGGGGGACTTGACCAAATAAAATCAAAGTTTCTCCAGTTCTTGGCGAGGTATTCGTGGGCATCACCAACCACAATTGTGTCATTAGGAAAAAAATGTTGATAGACATTTGCGATTTCTTCATTGTATTCCACCGCTGTCACATCAACATTTTCCCAATATTTCCTATTCCCACCTATACCAGCATATAGATTTAATACTCTCACTAATTTTATAACTTTATTGAAATATAAGTTCCTTTATACCATCCAAACATCTGGTCACTAAACTCTGTAACCATATTAAAATCATCCATATTGATTTCCATTTCAACGAAATCCATTTCATTTGGAAATCTAACAAATCTTTTTACCATCATTATTCGAATATTTGTACTTTTGCGTAAATCTGTTTAAGTTCACTCCAATTACCTTTATAAGTTGTTGCTTTTACAGGTCTATTATCAATCCAGTGATAAACCTGACCATCTTTACATCTTGGTTTATCCATAATCAATCCGTGAAACTTAAACCCCTTCAATCTTAACCAATCTTCTGTAATATGTCTATCTTTACTCTCTCTGGCAGTAAAGAATGTTATAATGTTTCCATCATCATACCACTTGTTAAGAATCAATCTACTTTCCTCGTAATGTAAGGCAAATGGATATAGATGGGAGTCTTCATTTCTTATATCCTCACAAATTGTCCCATCTATATCAATCAAATAAACTTTATTCATTTACGGTTTTTTTTCTTCTTTTTTTATTATTCCAAAATTGTAATATGTTTAACTCCTCTTCATTCTTTTTCTTTGATTTTACATTGTAAACAGCATTGATTAAATCATATGCTTGTTCTCTGTTATGAATTTGAACTTTGTGATAATACAAATAATTTTCTTGAAGTTTATTTATAAATCTATTCAAATCAAACTTGGGTACATTCATTAATAAATTTAATAACGCAAAATAAAAATGTTGAGATGTAATATTACAAACTTTAGTCACCTTTTTAATATCATCGGCATATCGTTGAGCTCTTTCCAAATTTGGGTCATCAGAAGCAACTGTCCATAGACCTTGTTCAAATTTGTCTTTCATCGATTGATGAGTATTATGTTTTATATTCGATTTTCCACCATGTCTATCGACACCAGACAAATCATTTTGACACATTGCTGTACAAAAATAGAATGTGAATTCTTTATTTTTTTCAATAAAGTTTTTCAACTTAATATATTCAGGTAATCCATCTTCAACATAAGAATGTAAATAATCAGGATTTTTCCAATTCGTAAAAGTTCTATTCATAACTTTAACTGTCTGAGGGGGAATTTTTTTACGAATTATAAAATAAATCCCTTTTTTATTGTTGGGGTTATTTTCATTATACTTCATCAAAGCCTTTACACGATGTTGTCCTTCACCAATTTCTAATTTTTTATCCACAATAATTGGGACAATTATACCGTATTCTTCAATTGTTTTACATATTTCATCTACTTTTTTTTGGATAATCTTACGATTCGACTTTCCAAATGAAAATGTATCTAAATCTGTTGTATAATTAAGAACCCCTTCATCGTAAACCTTAGATTTTCCTCTGTGGTCAATTGTATGTAAAAGTTCCTCACCTGTAATTGATAAATTTCTTTGTATTTGTTGTTCATTAAACAATTTCAAAAAATTATCATTTGTTAAATTGTTGAGAATGGACATAATTTGATTCTCTGAAAGTTCTAATTCTGCTGTTGCAGTTAAATCGTGATTCATAGTTTGGAGTTTAAATTGTAATATAAAATGATTTTAAATAGTTTCACAAGTGGATTAATTACAAATGTATGAAAAATATTTTTACAACCAAAACATTTCTAAAAATTTTTATTCTTTTTTTAATAAACTTTATTCATAGTTCTTCCAAAGAGTTTCAGTTTTGGTTTTAGGTTTATGGTTACCATCAACAGTTTTTACATCAAAATGAACTTTAATAAATCCATTATCAGTCAATCTATCATATAATTCACAATCATATCCACTAATCAATATCTTAGCTTTGGAATCAATAACAGAATCGAGAAACTTAATATGTCCATCTCTATCCATATCTTCCTTATATCTCGCATTTGTTCTGGTTGATTGTTCATAAGGGGGGTCAGCATAAATGAAACAATTTGGATATTCCTTATATTTTTCAATCAACTTTATTCCATTAGTGTTTAACATAATTACTTTTGACAATCTATCGTGTAATTCAGGTAATCTATCAATTGCAGACAAAAAATCTGAAGTTGATTTACTCATCTTCCTTCTTACTATGTTGCTGATTGTAATTCCACCCACACCATTATGTGATGTTCTGTTTACATAAAAAAAGTAAAATGCTCTATCCAAAGTGGTTAAGTCACCTTTCAACTTATCTTTGAATTCCTTCCTTAAATCTTCGGAGAAATGAGTTAAATCACATTTGAACTTGAACTCATCGAATAAATCTTTATCCGACAAAACTTTATAAAGGGAATAAACATTTTGTTCTATATCATTGTAAATCTCAATTTCAGTTTCAGGTTTTTTCAATCCTATTGAGAAGGAACCACCGAATGGTTCTAAATAAATGTTAAAGTCATTTTGGTTGGGGAAGTGTTCTATAATATTGTTAAACATTGTTCCTTTTCCCCCGAAATATTTTATTGGTGTATTCATTTATTCTCTAATTGATTGATGTGGTGTTGAAGATACCATAAAGCTTTCTTTAGGTCTTCTAATTCTTTTGATTGGTCTTTCTTACCTGCCCTACTGATATACTTTACAGTATTACCCAAGGCAAATCCTAATGACCAGGCATCTATCACCTTTATCGCTTCATAAACATTATCAGCGCCTCCATAATGAGAAGGGTGATTAACACTTTCTTTCTTTTCCCAAGTTTTGATTACGGTCTCCATTTTTGATTTTCTATTTTATTTTCATTCATATTTTTTCCCATCCTTTCATAATCCTGAATAAGTTGTTCAACGATTTTATCTAAAACATCGTTTCCTTCTTCTTTTTGAGATAGGTAATGTGATAGGTGGACATCTTTCGTTTCTTTCCACCCCTTTGTGTTGGTTAGAGTTACTCTTAGTTTTAGTGATTCCATATTAGTATTTTGATTTTGACAATAAAAAAAGGTTCTAACTTTTGGTCAGAACCTTTCTCATTTGGTTTTTAATTTCTTATAGTCCCAATAATAGATTTGCTTGTTCTGTCCAAGTCCAATTGAATGTTGATTTGTTTGCACCAATTGTTCTAGTTGCAACATTAGTAGCAAAAGCACTCGTACCATTTCTAAACACGGTACTCAATGTTACATTTACTGGAAGTATAACTTGTAAGTTTGAGAAAGTCAAAACTCCTGATGTTAAATTATCTGTTGAACAAGTAGAATTTGTTGGGTTTGATATTGATAAGTCACCTCTACCCGCAATAGCTGGGTCAACGAAATCACGGAAGAATATGTTTTCGAATGTTCCTCTTGGACAAGCTCTAAAGTCACCCAATTCAGCTTCAGGACTTCCAATTACAGAACCATTTCTTATAGTGTGAGATGCCATCAAAGTACCTTCAGGTCCATCAATTTCTAAAGCATGGTCAGTTGCACTACCACAAATTACAATAAAATTATTTAATGTTCCAGCCCAAGCTTGGTCTGTGTCAATTGCATCGTCACCTGAAAACCATACAATAAGGTTTGTTACATTTACAGTTCCACCAAAGAACTCAATACCATCATCTTGATTACCAACGATTTCAATATTCTCAATTGTTGTTCCATTACCAACACCACCAAGTGTTAAACCATTGATTTCGTTACCATTACCAATGTTTGCGCCTCCGTGTCGAATAGATATATATTTCATAACACCAGAGTTATCACTAACATCATTTCCACCATATAAACCATTAGGGTCAGTAGTAGGAATACCTTCGATTTGGATTTCATTAGCTGAAGCTGAGATTGGTGCTTTTCCTAATATAATAACACCACCCCATAATCCTTGTGTTGCGGGGTCAAGGTTTGGACTAATGAAAAGTCCAGCACCTACTTGTTCAGGTGTAATTTCATCTGCAACAGATGTGAAGATAATAGGTTTAGTTGGTGTACCAACAGCATTGATTTTACCACCTCTTGCAACTAATAAAGCTGTTGCGTTTGCTCCTGTACCTGCTTGACCTTTGATAACTGTACCTGGTTCTATTGTTAGTGTAACACCATCCAATACCGTGATTCTTCCACCCAACTCATAAACATTGTCTGCTGTCCAAGTTGTGTTAGAACTAATGTTTGATGATATTACAACATTAGTTGTTGCTCCTTGACAAGTTCCATCAACACAAACTTGACCATTTGGACATACTGTATCAGCACAAGAATCTTTTTGTTTACAAGATTGTAAACTTGCTAATACAACGAAAAGTAAAATAAAAAGTTTTTTCATAAAATTGTTTTATTGGTTTATTAACTTTTAATAATTAATTTAACACAACCAAATAATCCAATTTCCAATATTACCTTATTGCTAAGTTTTTTGACTGAAAAATATACGACAATACCTTTCTTTTCATCAATGGTAACAAAGTTTCCTCGAATGGAACTTCTTTATCACAATGAATATAAAATGTTGGTAACTCATTTTCAGTTGATATAAGGTGAGTATAAAAGTTGGGGTCTTCAATTTGTTTGAAGGTTGTCTTATTTTCACCTTTGTGTTTTCTAATATTGTACTCCCAAATGTCTATCAAATTACTAGATTTGGTATAGAAATAACCTTTCTTGGAAGTCAAATTATCTTCGTTTAATATAGATACAACCTCAATTGCATCATAAACTATTGTCCAAACAGATTTAATGATGTCAAAGTAATCTTGTAGTTTGGCATCACTATATTTTAATATCTTTATAAGTTCAGTTTCTTCGTGTATGGTTAAGATTGGTCTGTCCTTAGTTTTCAGGTCAGCAAGTGTTATCTCATCGTCAACATTGAGTAATGACTTATCTGTATATAATATTTGATTCTTTGATAATAGATTTCGAATGTTTGCTAAATGGAGGGTAATTTCCGTGAACATTGTTTGTTCAGTTTTTGGAAATAACCTAAGAGGACATATTCTTTTAATTCAGCGTCAATGACACCTTCGAATATCCAATCTGTACTCATAACAAACTTTAATTTATTCTTCTTCATACTCAAAATATAATTAAAGTTTTATCTAAAATAAACTAGTTCATTCTCATTATGACAAAAGTATATTTCTTACCATCAGGAGTTGTTACAGTTTGTTCATCATATCTTCCATCATAAGAAGCCATAACACCCAAACCATCACTATCTACAATATCAGTTGCAACCCCTTTTATATCAACATACTCTTTCAAATCCCTACCCAATTCTTTTAACCAATCTACTGGGTCTGTTCGTCTAACAATGGATTCAACTTTTTCGTCAATCATTTCTTCACTTGGTTCAGTATCAGGTTCAATACCATCAAGTTCCTCTTGAGCTTTCTCAATATTATCTTCTATTTCTTCAATTTCACTTTCCAAATCAGCTATTTCATCTTCGTCCTCAGTTCCTTCTAATTCTTCTTGTTTTTGAGATTTTAATTCTTCCATTTCGTTGATGTAGTTCTCAAGTTGTTCTTGTCTTTCCTCTTGTTCAGTTGTTAATTCATAATCATCTTCATCGAAATATATATCAGGATTTTCACGAACATCATCATAATACCAATCTCTCATTTCATCTCTGATTTGGTCTTTATCTAAATTATCTTCAATCAAATATTGATTAATTCCATCAATACCAATATCCTCGATTAATTGTTCTTGATTCTCGATTGCGGCCTCATAAACATCATCCCAATAACCAACAGTGTATTCTTGACCCCTTAAACCAATAACCTCAAAATTGTTCAAGTCACCATAAGAACGATAAGATTGTGGTATAAGATAATATACATCAGCTATACCCTCTTGTAATTCCTCAATTTCATTCTGTAAGTCAGTAATCCTATCATATATTTCTTCCCTTTCTTCAGAATCCATTTCCAATCCTTGACCTTCTTCAACTAGTCTTTCAATTTCTTCGTTTTTAGCTTTAATTTCATTTTTAGTATTTTCATCCATTTCATTTAAGTCACCCTCACCTACCAAATAATCGAACAAAGCATTTGCCGCCAATCCTTCATCATCAATCTTTGGATTATCCAAGTCCCACTCTCCATCTTGTCTCCTCTCATCAGCATCAGCCAATTTAGCCAACTCCTCTCTTCTAATTCTCATTTTTTCGATTGGGGTATTATAATCAGTTACATATCCTTTAACCACCGTGTTACCCAAACTACTAATTTGTGTACTACTGATATTCAATCGTCCAGTAATTACAGCAACATTACCCAAATCTTTAATCGGAGTTCCACTTAAATTAACATCTCCAACAACATATAATGGTTTCCCACCAAACTTTTTAATACCAGTAACCTTTGAGTTATATGAAGCTAACTTCAATAGTTCCTCATATTGTTTAGCAGTAATCTCATAATAGTCACCTTCATTTTGTTCTTTAAGGATTTTAATTAGGTTTTTTGCCTGACTTTCGGCTATAATAATTTTTTTCATATTGTCAAATAAGGTTTTATTTACATAATATAAATACTTAAGATATTTATTAATGAAGTTGACTTCATAACAAAAATTAAAACAAAAGGATTATGGCTGGATGCGGATGTAAAAACAAACCACAAGGTCAACCTGCCCCTTCAACACCACCACCTGCTAACAACCAAACAACTAGTCAGAGACAGGTGACTAACAACAACATTCAAGAATCAATCAAAAAGGTTGTTGAGAAGTACTACAACAAAAGATAACTTCACTGAAGGGAAGGTACGAACTTTGAAGGGGACAATCAATGTCCCTTTTTTTATTTTACTATTTAAGATAATAATTTTTTTGTTTATACATTTGATAAAAAAATTATGAAGTATATTAATAGATTATCAAAAGAAGGTTTTGTAAACCTATTCGCTGACTTTATTGTCAAAAATGTAAACCCAAACTTTACCTCAAGATTTCAAGTTGTTGATTTTAAATCATTCTTGGTTGTTTATGGTGCAACAAACTCAGATGAAGTTTTAGATTTAAATAAGTTAAGAGATTTATTTGTTGAAAAGAATCCTGATTTATTAACCTATCTTAATCTTAAACATATCAATATAATTGATTTAATAGATTATAGAGAACCGCTTTCCCCAAACGAATATTACTTTGAATATCATAAAAGTGATAGACCTATTTTCCACCAACAGGTAATCAATGAAGTTAATAGAGATAGTAAAAATGATTACAACAAAGAGTTCCTAAATAATATTAACTTTACAGACAAATTGGAACTAGAGTTCTATTCCCCATTCATCCCTGAGAACCTTAAAATATTCAACACAACGAACTTTCTTTCTGTTTCCTCATCATTCCCTTATGGATATAGTTTAAACCTTGGTAGAAGAGAATTGTATTATGGTGAACATATTTGCAATCAATTATTTAACTTACTTGAAACAGATAAAATTATATTTAAGTATTCTTCAGTTATTAATAGTGAAGACGATTTTAACATTGAGGTAACTTGTGATTCAATTTATACACCAGAGAAAATTAAGTCATTAATATTAGATGTATTTGATTTCAACTTGAATAAGTTTGCAAATGACTATATAAAAGATTATGATGTTGAAAGAGATATTGATAATCAATTAGGTGAGAAACCTTGGTTGGTTAAAGATAGAATGAAAGATTTGGTTATATTCTAAATGATAATGTCCCCTAATATTGGGGACATTTTTTATTGTAAGAACTTTTTGATAATTTCCAATCCTTCTTCTAATTCGTTGAAATCCTCTTCAGGTGCAAATAACATTGGTATGGGTTCGTCACTCTCGGATTCATCTACCAACATAAATGCTGGAACAAAATCTTTTCCTGTTAATTCGACAAACATATCAAACTCGTCACTATATTCATCGATATCTCTATCATAGAACTCAATGCCATTTTGAACTAACAAATCTTTGAAGTCCGTACAGTGGGGACATCCCTTCATTGTGTATAATATGACTAATTTATTATCCATTAATAATATTATTTATAACACCTTTTAATTCATTCTCTGACATCATACCTGGTTTTGAAAATACTTCACCACCATTATTAAATGCTTTTGTTGTTGGTACAGCACGAATACCTAGTTCAACAGCATATTCACCATTTTCTTCAACATTCATCGTATACATTGGTATATTTGTACTTTCCGCAACTTTTTCGAATGTTGGTTTATACATTCGACACGGGCCACAAAAGGTTGCCCAAAAGTCAACAATCACTGGTTCTCCAGCTTCTATTTTCGATTTCAATTCACTACTTGTAATTTCCATTATTTATTAAGTTTTATTAAGTTATGTAAGGTAAACTCCGCAACATTCAATCTATCAGTTGTGGTTAGAATAAATATATCTTCAGCCTTTTTTATGTAAATAAGAATACCATTTGAGTCGTACTCCACCAATCTATCAAGTTCCACAATTTTACCCTCCACAACTTGTTTATTAACAAAAATCAAATGAGATTTACTTAAAAACTTATCCAAGTTTTCTTTAGAAATATTTTCATTTTTTATATATAATGAAGATGGGATTTGTTTAAATCTTTCTTTGAATATGTCGTTAATTCTTGTTCTACTTGTCATAATATGTCTAAGGTTGGGTGATAAATGTTTTTTACAGGATTATTGGTAAATGTTACTATTTTTCTTGGAGGTAACTTACTAGTTGTTCCATTATACAATTGAGCTTTGAGGTTATCCTCAACAAATATTAAATGCGACATAAATGTTTTTCCCCCATATTTAATTTCAACTTCAGGTAATTTGAATATATCATTCTCCAAAGTATAAAACATTCTGGTATCAAGTTCAATCAAAACTTTTGTCCAAGTTTCATCCAATTTTTCATTATGTCTCCCTAATGATTGAACACGATTGAATCTAATTTTGTTAAAATTGTCTTCGATTTTATATTCAATTGTTGCTCTATTTCTCGAATTATTATCACCTTTCCTTAATGAAATAATAATTGATGCTGGTTTATCAACATACGACCTAACACAATTGGATTGATTAAAACTTTCCATATTGTATTCTTTGGTCTCATTCAATAATACAGGATAATAATCATCAATTGGTTCTTCGATATATTGTTTGAACTTTTCATCAAATATTCTTCTATATTGGGCAGAACTAAGTGAACCAATTTTTTCAGACCAAATGTAATGTTCTTCACTAAAACTATCATAATCTTTGGCTCTCCACATTACAGGTTCAAAGTTTTTTAACCTATTTTTATATCTAATGTGGTCTGTAAATGAATGAAAGTTGATTTCACCCCTAACAACTAACTTAAAAATCTCAAAACAATATCTAACTTCGGTTTTAGTGTAATCGTTTATATTAAGTTGTTGGTTGTTTAAATAATTTTCCCAATCCATAAAGAAAGTTGTACTTTCAATTGTTTCTTTAATGAAATGGTCTGGTTGGGATAATATAAAATCTTTACCAAAAAATTCTAGTGCAAACTTCAAAGATTCCGTTCCATCTGTTGATGTTACATTGTGTAATACCCTTTTTACTTTATCACCAAACAATCCGTAGAAACCCATAAAGGCATCAACAAACTTGAATTTGTGTTTTTTAAATATTTTTTTTGTAATCTGTGGAAATGTTCTGTTAAAGTACATCCAATTATTAGGAACTTTTACACCAATTCCATCTAAATATCGTTTATAAATGACATTGTCGTATCCATTGATATTCATATCAGTACCCGAAATATTTGATAGAAATATTCCTACAGCATCATTAACTTCTTTTCCTGATTGTTCAATTCTCTCAAAATCATTCAACCTCATACCTCTTATATGATTTATCCATAGTTGGATGAATGCCTGAATTGGTTTATTAGACCAATTGTTTTTTGTCAATAATTTTTTTGATTTTCGTTTAAGATGATAGTTTTTGATATGACCATTATAAAGACAATTCTGTTTAAAGTTATATGTTAAAAAATGACATATTGTATCTTTCTTAAAATATTTTTTACCAGCTTGTCTACCTTTAAAATAAACAAAAAATTTCATAGATACCTTGTCTTCAGTTTTTTCAACATAAAGTGAGGTTCTTTTGAAAATAATATGGGAACATAAGTTATTATAATTTTTAACATAGGATTCCTCGTCCAAAAATGTTTTGTCATAATCAAACTCTTTTCGTAAAACTGAAGGTGTAAAAAAACCAGACAACTCAGGTGAATCAGTTTTGTGACCACCCAATAAATCTTGTTCATCTATTTCACAATAATCTTTGTAGAGTAAAGTGTGATAACTTGATATGCTGAATTCGTATAACTTTTCCATAATGAAATTATAAAAAAAAGAGGAGAGATAATCAATCTCTCCCCTCACATTTTCAATCACTACACCATAGTTTCAGCCAATGTCCAAAGTTTGGTATTCATTTGGTTTGCAGCCATAATATTTTTCAAACCTTTCAAGGATGTTTTTCTACCAGAGTTTGATTTGTAATCAACACCACCTCTGATGAACTTCTCTTGGATTACATTGAAAGTTGTCCAAAGGTCATCTTTGCTATCTTCAATTCTTTGTGGTGTGATAAGTTGCTCAAGGTTTAGTGTTGCAGGAACTGAACCCATTCCCCACTTGATGATTGATGCGTTTTTAGCAAACTCAATCTTCTCACCTTCAGTCAACATTCTATCCATCATTTTATCAACTGAGTTTTGGATTAGAGGTAATTTCTTTGCAAAGCTCTCAGTCAATCTTTTTACTTCGTCAGAGTCAAAACCCATATGTCTTACAGTGAATTGTTCAGCGGTTGAAGTTGGGACAACCAAACCATTGGAACATACTAACCTGAAGAGACCGGCACCAACCGTAAGAGCTGTAGTACCATTGTGAGAGTTTCTAACGATGGCCTCAACTAATGTGTCACCAACAGCAGGTAATTCACCATTACGGAATCTTAGTTCGTGTACACCATATGCACCTTTACCATTTTGTTTTACAGATGCAAGTTGCCATCCTTCGTTGGTGAAGTTTTCCATCAATTCGATTGTTGGAACGAATGAATACTTGTTTGACATTTTGGGGTCAGCAGAAGTAGAGAAGATTGCAGGAGCGATTGATTTGATGTCTTGGATTGTCATATCTTTAAGTTTTTAGTGGTGAGTGATTGATAAGTCAAAGATACAACGAGGTTTTCTAATTTCCAAATCTAATTCAAAGAAATTAATCCATATTTTGTTTTTTGAAAGACACCATTGGTTAATAACACCTTCATATCAGGTTTTCCCTTCTTAATGTCCACAACGATTTCAATCAATTGTTTTTGAGTCAAAACAATATCCTCACCATTGTCAAGGTTCTTATAACATTGTTCCTCCACCTTTTTATAAAAAACTTCTTTGAGTTCGTCACCAATCAAATCAATCAATTCGTTGGGGTTACTCTCAAAGAAGTTTATAAAGTTCTTAATGTATATTTCAACATCAATATTCATAGATATAATTTTTTTACATTACATAATAGAAACCATCACCTTGGTCCATCATTTTCTCTTTCAATGTTTCAGGTATTTTAATACTTGGATTCGAACCTTTTAAGTTAACAAAAGATAAGTTTTCCAAACCTGTAATGGACTCAGGTAAAGATACTAATTGTTTGTTATCAGGTAAAGAAAGAAAACTTAATTGTTGTAAGTTTCCAATACTATCAGGTAATGATTTACATATGTTTTGTAAAACCAAAGCATCCAAACTTTTGAATCTACCCAAAGATTCAGGTACATCTAAACCTATTGGTGTTTGAGATGTATTGTTAATCATCAAATGTTCAATATCATCTGGTAAATTGTCGAATAATTCTTCGAAACCATATAATGCAACATATTTTCCTGCTGAACTATTTGGATAAGAAATTTCAACTTTCTTCCCACCCTTTGTAGCCAAACCTTTTGCAAACTCACTTTTGAAGAAATCTTTCAACTCAGGTGCCTTCTCATTCAAAAACTTTACTAAATCAATCTGTCTATCGTGTCTGTCCATAAATTGACTTGAAGGGAAATGGAACTGATATCTTTCTTCAGGTAATCCTGTTCTTTTACCAACTTGGCCATTGTCATTCTGTGGGAATACAACATAAAGAGGACCATCCTTAATATATCTTTCAAACCAAGTCAAACCAGGTGCTGATGTACACCAGTCAGATTCACCCTCTCTATAATCCTTATAGCCTCCATAATAAATTGCAGCGTCTTTACTAGTTGGATTGTTACCTTCAACTTTAATCAATACCCAATCACTTCCTTCAAAAATAATATCACCACCAGCGTGTTTTAATCCTTCTCTAGTTTTCTTTGCTTGTTTTTTCTCAAGTTCTTTCTGTTTCTTTTCAGGTAACTTGAAGTTAGCAAATATATCTTTCAATTGAGCTGGTGTCAATTTATTGATGTCCCTTTGGTTTTCAGGTAAATATTGTTTTACTTTTTCGAAAAATTGAAGCTGTTCAGTCATCTTGAATAAATCTTCCAAATACAATTCTCTATAACTTTTGATTGCATTTTTGAACTCTTTAGATTGGGGGTCTAAAGCTTTCATTTCGTCAGTCATAGTAGGTACTGCGAAGTTTTTCAACATCCATTGTGTAAACTTACCAACTTTAACTTTATCCATATCATCAATCGATGCCCCATCTATATCAAAGTTTTCAGGTGCTTTGGTGTCAGGGTCAGCAAATATGATTCTTTTTAATATGTCAAAGGTCATCAAACCTTTAGCTTTTGGATTTTTTTCTAATGCTTTTTGTGATGGGGTAACCATCTTATCATAAAGAACTTTGAATCTTGAGTTTTCAACAATTAATTTCTTAAGTACGGAAGTAAATCTCATTTTTTTTGTTTTTCTTAATAAATATCTTTGATGTGATAAAAATAGTAGTCCCAATAACTATTATTGATTATTGGGACAAATATAATACTTTTAAATTAAAAAAGACTATGGAACAAGAAAAAGGATGTACAACATGTAAAAATAAAGGTTTTCAAACAAAACACTTAAATTTAGTATTAATTTCTGTTGCAGTTGCGGCTTGTACCTTTTATGGATTTGTAAGTTTAGTTAGAGATTTATTTAATTTTTTCTTTTAAATCTAACATTTAAGTTAATTATAAAATCACCGATTCCCTCAACTTTGAAACCTTTGTTTTTTACTCTCAATGGTTTACTACTATCAAAAGTTTCGGGTAGTTTAACTAACATTGCACCATCTGGATGGGGAATACTGATAGACTCCTCCAATATTTCTTTGTCGTTGAGATAACAATCGTAAATAAGATTATTCCCCTCTTTTTTGAAGTCTTGTTCTGGTTTAATCATTACCTTAATTACTAAGTTTCCATATACACCATTGGTGAAATCACCCTTACCCTGCATTCTGAAAAATTGACCATCACCAACACCATGTGGAATTTTTATTTTTATGGTTTCAGATTTACTACTATTTGAAGTACCATTACAAGTGTTGCATACTTTTTTAAAAAGAAACCCACTTCCCTTACAATGATTACAATTTTGATGAAAAACTTGGGTGAAGAAACCATTACCCATTTTCATAACAATTGTTCCTGTTCCATTACAAACATTACATTTTGTTTTTTCACCACCATTACCATCACAACCTTCACACTTTTCATTCCTTAAATATGTAAAAGTTTTTTCTGAAGACTTAAAGGAATCTAAAACACTAATTTCTAAATTAATTATTTTGTCAGGGACTGATGGGGGGCGATTTCTATTATTGAATGAATTGAAAAATTCTTCGAAGATATTGTTTCCACCGAATGGATTTTTTCTTTGGTTATCATAATTAGTTCTTTTATTTTCATCACCTAAGATATCATATGCTTCAGAAACTTTTTTAAATTTTTCTTCATTACCACCCTTGTCAGGATGATGTTCCATAGCTAATTTCCTATAACTTTTTTTAATTTCATCTGATGTTGCGTTCTCGTTAACTCCCAGTATCTCGTAGTAATTTTCCATTATTTATATTTAAGTTATGTATTTTATTTTTATTATATGAACTATTTAATCATTCTCTTCAAAAATAAAGAAAAAAGGAAAATAATCAACAAATTTAAAACTAAGAAAAAGGCCTTAGATTTTTTTAATGAACAATCTAAACTGAGCGATAGTGTGGTTTTTGAAAAAAGAACTGAAAACGGTTCAAAGTGTCAGTTCGAACTGCTATTGATGGAAAACAAGGAATTTGGTTTGGAAAAAATATACATTAAGGACGAACTAGGTCGAACAACTAAAGTTGAAACGGATTCGGAGGAGTATAATGTACTAAAGATAATTAAGTACAATCTTGAGGAGGAATTTTTGGACTATTCGACAAAGAAAAAAATAACTAGTAATATTTTTGAGAAAAAGTATTTGAGTTATAAAGGAATAAAAATGATTTCTAAATTAAACAACAAAATTATATTTCAGGGTAACGAAGAAATTAAATTATTTACCTTTAAGGATGAGGATGATGCCGACCGATTTATTGATTCGATGGAAAATAAAATGAGGTCTGAAAAAAGGGGTGATTGTATTTTTGTAAAAGATTTTTCTTTTCCACAAAAAAAATATCTTTATAATCTTTTAGTTGAGTATGGGTTTCCTAAATCTTATCTTCAGCGTTATTCAACAACTCATCCCTCAAAAAAATAAACTCTATACCTGAAATGTCAATTTTGAATTGATTTGTGTCTGAAAAGTTTTCTACTTGAGTTTTACTATAGTTAAAGTCATTTTCATTTAGAGAAAAGACTACAACGGATCTACTATCAGGAAATACTTTACTAACTTCATCTGAAACATATGCAAGTTTCTCAATTAACCCATTAACACCTTTTTTATCCGTTGCCATAATGTAATTTTTTTTGGTTTAAGAGGTATAATCTCTTCTTTTTTCATATTTTTTATCTTGTTGATAAAGTTTTCTTTTTCTTTATCAAGTTCTAGTTGGTCTCGCTTAATCTCCTTTTCCAACCATTTCAGTTTTTGATCCGAGTTGTTCTTCATCATCTTCTAATTCTACTTTTTTTGATGTTGGTTCACTTATATTGAAAAATAATCCCTTTAACTTTTCCAAATTTTGTTTTTCGAATATTTTTTTCAATTCATCTACTTTAGTTTCGAACAATTTATCCTTTTCTTCTCTTTCGATGTTGTACTTAATAATATTTCTAAGATTACTATGAGTTTTTTGAATATCACTTTCAGAGATTTCAGTGACTATTGAAAATAATCTTTCATTCTCAATTTGGGAAGTTTGTTCGATAATCTTATCTTCTTCAACAAACTTCTTGGGTATTTTCCAAGTGTTCGGAAAACTTATGTCGAAAGATAAATAGTTTTTTAACTTTCTTATTGATTGTAGATATGGTAATAATGATGAAAATTCTTGATATAAACTCATAAAGTTATTAAATAAGTAATGACATATGCTAATGAAACTCCAAAAAATATAAGTTCCCTATTTCCCAAAATCAATTTACTTGGTGGATTTGATAATAGGGCACTTATAAATTTATAAGATACTCTGAGTACGAAAAGTATTGAAAATACATTGAGGTATAAAAAAATAGTATCAATATTATACATTTTCCTCTTTTTTTCTTTCTTCTAATATTTCTGTTCTCAATTTTTGTAACAAATTTTTTAAATCTTGTGCTAATTTTCTTGCTCTTGTACCAGCACTATTATTGCCTTTGAAAAATTTGTTAGTGTCAACTGATAATTCTTCAGTCAGTGTTTTGATTTTTTCTATGGTCTCCATTTTATATAAATTTTATTACTACTAAATTAAATATTATTGGTCTGATGTAAATAAAAAACCAATTTTTTTATAAATTTAAACTTTTATCAAGTATTTTATAAAGTACATTTATCATATCTAAATCAGACTTTGTAAATGGTTTTCTAACATCGAATAAAGAGTCAAAAAAATCATTAACTGAGTTTTTAATCTTGTCCTCTTTTTGGTAATAAAAAATATCTTCGAAAAAGGTTTCAAAATAAACAAAATGTTCACCTTCAGATTTGAAGTGTAGCCCCTCTTTTTTGAAGTTTTCAATAGTTTTATTCCAACACCAAGAAAAATGTTTTTTGTTATCTTCTTTTGTTAAAATAATTTTAGTTTCGAATGAATCTGTTGTTTCACCTAAATAAGTTTCTCTAATTAAATCATATAAAGATTGACTAAAATCAGAAAACAACTCCATTTTTTCGGTTATAATGTTGTTCATTTTCAACCATATTTCAACTTCGTCTGGTGGAACAGGCTTGGATAAGTAATTAAAAAAATTCTCCATAAGAAATGTTTCTTACGGAGAATATAATATAGGTATATAAAATGTAATTACTGAGTTTTTTTGTTGTAACTTAATAATTGTTTCATTCTTTCGAATTCTTCATTAAGTACTTTAGTATTTTTTTCATCAATACTTTCAAGTTTTATACTGATACCTTTTCCATCTTGGTCACCTGATTTTTCATTGAAAACTGGTTGAGGTACTCTTTTGTATGATTGGTCTTTCAATTTTTTTAGTGTATTTTTCTTTCTCATTTTGTTGAACCTATCGTTAGTTTTAGATTCTAAAGCATTTCCACCTGGTGCATTACCTGTCATTGAGTCACCTTTGAACAATTTTTCCATCCATTCTTCATTATAATCGATAGCATCAGGAACTGGAAAATTTTGTCCTGCAATTTCATAGTTAAAATCTTCCAATTCATCTGTCATTTTAAATGCTTTCTTGTCCATTTTAGCTAATTCACCATTACCCTGAGGGAACATTTTAGGATTCATATCGAATTTACCCTTGGAACCATCTTTCAAATAATCTTTCATTTTTTTAGATACTGATTTTAAATAATCATCATTTTCTTTACCTGAACCTTTGTGTGCCTTCTCATATGTTGTTAGACCCCTAGGTTTGCCTATTGTCTTTAAACCTTTCACTTTTTGTTCATTAACTAAGTTTTCGATTAAATCAATAACTTCGTTTTCTGTTAATTTTATGATGTCACCTTCACTATCTTGGATGTGGTAAATAATTGACTCTTTAACAGGATATGTTTTACCATCAACTTCGAAAGTTTTTTTACCTTCCTCAACCGCCGCTTTACCTTTTCCCTTCCAACCTTGTTTAGCTCTTTTAGCAAAATATAATTCACTCATTTTTTCTCTATTTTTTTGAGGAACTTTTTTACCATCCACTTGGAATTTTTCGTTTTGTTTTTTTAATTTCTTAATCGCTGAATCAATTTCTTCAATACTCATATCAGAATATTCACCACTCTTTTCAACTTCTACATCACCTTTCCACTTTTCACTCATCTCACCTTTACTTTTTCTAAGTAGTTTGAAATCTTCGGCATCGATTTTACCGTTTTTATTCTTATCCAACTTTTTTTGTTTTCCATAAAGTTTTTCATTTATTTCTTCTTCCAACATTTCCATATGTGCTTTACATCTTTCAGGATTTTTTTTACCACCTTTACAATAGTCGAAAAGTATATCTTCATCTGAAATGTTATCCTCAGTGTCTTCAAAACTATCTAAATCCATTTCTTCTTCAACATAGTCAAATTGATTATCAGGATTCAAGTCGTATGTTTTTTCATCCATTTGTTTGTAACCACATTCCATACACTCACCTTCAGTAAGTCCACCACCACATTGTTCACATTGTTCACCTTCCGTTATTGGTTCAATGTCATCCTCAATGAATGGGTCTAAGTCATCATCATCACCATATAATTCATCTTCCAAATCAATATCTCTTGTATCCATTTGATATTTAAATTCATCAGGTGTTAGTGAGTCCATTTCCAAATCTTTCATAAATTCATATGGTCTTACTTTTCTACTAAATTCATACTTATCATAATCATGTCCATCTCTTTCCATTTCAATTTCAGGACTATCAAATCCTTCCTCCATTTCCATTTCTTTAATTTTATCCATCAACTTATTAGCTTTAGTTTCCAATGTTTCGTTGATTGATTTTTTGATTAAAGATTCTAAATATTTTTGTGTATTCTTCATTTTTGGTTTTTTAATATAAATATTATATGTTAGTCTTATGATAATCTTGAATCAAAAGTTTTCTCACAAAATCACTACTTAGACTATATTTTTCACTCAACTTATTAATAATTTTATTTATTTTGGATTCATTTGTAAGATTAAGGGCATTAATATCTCCCTGATTACAATAAGGGAATGTTTTACACTTTTTCTTTACTTGGACGAATTTTCCACCAGGAAACAATGTTTTACTTTTACCTCTCCAATCTTTTTTACTTGTTGATTTAGCCCAAGCTGCAGGTGTAACATAAGAACCAGCAGAAGATGCCCCAGTTGCTTCTTTTGTTTCAATTTTATGTATTTCTTGTTTTTTTATTTTTTTTGGAGCTTCATCAGAAAACATACTTAACTTAGGGGCTTTGAACTCACTTTCGTTTTGTTGTTTCTTTTTTTTACCCTGACAATGAGCTTTTTGACTAAACCCTTTTGGATTCGAACAATTAATCGAGTCTTTATATTTTTGACTCCATTTTTCTTTCATTTCACCACTCATAGCTGGAACAAATACCCCAGCACCACCAGTTCCTGTAGCTTCCTTGGTTTCAGTTTTATTAGTCTTACCTACCGAAAATATTTTACCTATTGGTAACTTCATTTTTTTTGTCTCGGTTTCATCTTCTTCGGATATTGAACTCATATATTCTGAATTTGATATAGAACCTGTTATCCCCAAATTAGGGTTGTTTAAAATTTTACTTGAGATTTTATCTTTCAAGGACTTAGTTAGATTTTCAGCATTCATAATTATAATCCGATTGGTCTTGTTGATGGTTTGAATGTTTCGTATTCTTGTTTTTCTGTTGGTCTTTCATTTGAAACTTTAGTTTTGATTCTATTACCTATAATGTCCGCCCACTTTGATTCAAATTTTGTAAAATATCTCTCCAACTTTTTTTGAGTCTCTAACAGTTCTGCATCCAATTTTATCATAGTTTCTATTTCAAAATATACACCATCATTAAGGTTGAAAATGAATGTTAGGTTTTCTTTTCTTAACAACCCTGACCAAATAACATTTTTTTCATATATGTGTAGTGGATTGAAATCTACCATATTTGACACCTCTTCAACAAATTCATCCATTGTTTCTTGGAAAGCTAACTTTTCATCTTCAGTTAATACTAACTCTTTTTTGTTTTTACCATGTAAAACTATAATACCGCCAGAAACTCTATATTCTGCAACTTCTTCGTCCCTTTTTTCTTTTTGTTCATCATCGGTTATATCCTTTTCAATAGATTTACCAACATCAATTTTTTTTGTAACATTTGATGATGTTAAATCAGTAACGGAGTCTTCTAATATCATTCCGTATCTTTTTTTAATCTCGAATGTTTCATTAATACTATTATTTGAAGACAACAAACTTCTTGAAGCCTTTAATAATTTTTTTATTTCATCATGTGAATTATTCATTTTCAATTTTTTTTCTAAATTTTTCAAAATCAAAGGCCGGACTTAAATCAGTAAATGAAGAATCAAAATTACTTCTTGTTACTACCCCTTGAAATTTCTGTATACCATTTATTTTAGTGTTATGTTCTATAATTTCTTTACTCATTCTCATATCTAAGATAATTTTTTTACATAACTTGGTCAGAGAATCGAGTTGTTCATCTGAATAAGGATCCCAAAAAAAATAATCTCGCCATTTCCTCTCAAACACTTTACCTTTATAAATATCACCAATCCAGTTAACATAGTGGTTCTCTAAAGGTTGTTTTTCTAACCAACCTAAGTTTTCCAAACAAATTATTATTGAATTTCGATTGATTTGAGTATCCGAGAAAAACTGACAATGTTCTATGTTGTCGAGTAAATTTAAAATTCTACCATCTTTTGTTACTATATAGTTTGGTATTTTTTTATATTTTCCATTATGTCTATAACGCAAAGAAGTCAAATAATTCTCGACATTTCTACTAGTATGTGTAAGAATTATTTGACTTTTTTTCTTCTGTTTACCAAGAGGTTTAAAGTCCCCATATTTGATTATATCAATCATATTCTATCTATGGATACATTTGGCTTGGTGTATGTCAATTTCGTTGGACGAGTTGGTGTTACTGGTATTTCCTCTTTTATTTCAAGTGGTTCGAGTCCGAAATCGGAAGGATTGAAATATGGTTGTACTTCTTGTTCAAGTTCTTGACTTTCGACTTTAGAATCTATTGTAGGTAATTCCTCTGTTGTTGTTACAACTTTTTCTTCAATTGTTGACTCCGCAACTTCTTTCTTTTTTCTTCCCCTTTTTACCTTTGGCTTTTCTTCTTCCTCTTTTTCAAGAATTGTATCTAAATCCATTAGGGAAGTGATTTCCAAATCTCTATCATTCTGAGGGTCGTTGGTAACTGGTTTCCCAGGTTCTTCATATTTTACAAAGAAGTGTAATGAGGTTAATGATATTACAGGGAGAAGTCCACCACCTAATATTGCCAACCATCTTTTATGTGAAATTATATCTGTTGGTTCTGTCCCGAATAATTCAAAAATTGGTGAGGTAAGTTCAACCCAAGATATAAACAATTCTCCTGTCGGGTCAATCTCTTTATATGAATAGAATATATTTCCCACCATTTGAACGAATGTAACTAAACCGAACATAAACCTCACACCACCTTTAATTTTTTGTGTCGCGGCAATTAGTGCGGTTATAGCTCCAATTTCAATTGCTATCGAAAGGTAAATTGCCCAACTAAATGGATTGGTAATGTCGTACCAAGCAACAACATGTGATATAGATATACCAGCCACCAAAAAGATGGGGACTAAAAACATTGAACGGATGGGATTATTTTTAATCCAAGTAAATAAGTTATTCATTATTGTTTTTCATTTCAATGTACATAATATAACCATCATTATCAATATACCCATAATCAATTATTTCCATATCAAATTCTTCGGCAATCCTTGGAAATCTTTCTTCAATTATTTTGTCAATAACTTCTGATTTTTCTAATCCTTTATATTGTTCTTTTTTAAATGCCGCATCCCAACAACTTTCAACCCATCCTTCCCAAAATATAATTGAATCTACTTTGTTTTGAATATAAACTTGGTCATCATATCCATCCCAATCATCCAATAACATATCATAATCAGGGGTTTCTGTATTATATTCAGGATTGTCTTTAACTTTTTTTAGAAAGTCATCAATCAGTTCCATTCTAGTTAGGTCAGACATAAGACAACCCCTATATTTGGGGGTGTCTCTGAACTGAAATCTATTTATTTCCTCTAATTGTCTTTCAGTGATTATTATTTTCATTTTTCAAGTTGCTGAAGTTCTTTGTCTATTTCAGCTTGTCTATTCACATCAAGGATTTTTCTGTCAGTTGCTTGAATCATTCTTTTTTCGGCTTTCAATCCTTCAATTTTGATTTGTTTTTGTAAATCTTCTTTCAAGATTACAATTTCAGTTTCTAAACTATCTATTTGATTTGAAATTCGTTTCTCACTTTGTTTTTTTGCCATATTTCCTGTACAAGTAGAAATTAGAACCAAAACTAATGCTATAATTAGTCCGTGTTTACCCAAAAAATCTGTTATTGTTTTCATACTTTCTTTTTTTATAAATATTAATTGTTTATTAATTACATCCACTCAAATAGGTCACCTGATAGGTTTCTCAATTTTCTCAATGACTTTTCTTTAATCTGACGAACTCTCTCTTTCGTTAGATTAAAATCACCACCGATGTCTTCCAATGTTCTTGGTGACCCTGATAGACCAAAATAGTCCTCAACGATTGCTCGTTCTCTTTCATCCAAACAAGTTAATAACCCTAATAGTTTTGTTCTTAAAATGTCCTTGGTATGAAATGCTTCATCAGGCATATCAGCGTCATCGTTTTTCAATACATCGAATAGATTATCTCCTTCTTCATTGATTTCCATATCCAAATCAACCATAGATGGAAGACTGGTAAATCTACTATCTAACTCACCACCTTTGGCGTCAATTTCTTTCTTGGCTCTGTGTAGGTCTTGAACCACATTCACAGGGAGACGAATGGTTCTTGCGTTGTCATTTAAACTTTGTAGGATTGATTGTTTTACCCACCACACGGCATAGGATATAAATCTCAAATCTTTGTTCCAATCAAAGTTCTTGATGGCCTTCATTAAACCTAAATTACCTTCAGCAATAAGGTCAGCCAAATCCAATCCCTGATTTTGATATTGTTTTGCAACTGTGATAACAAAACGAAGATTACCCTCTAATAGTTCTTTATGGACTTTATCCACATCACTTGATGTTAATGAACCTGATTTCATAAGAACGGCAAGTTCTTTTTCTCTGTCAGGAGTCATAACTTTTTTCTTTCTAATGTCTTTGAGATATTGTTGAATCTCTTCTTGATTGATTGGAATACCTGAATTTTTTTCTTTCATACTATTTTGAATATTGTTTTAACAAATCTTTTTCTTCTTCATTTAGTGAGTTGAACCCACTCATATTAATCTTATCCAAGAGGTCATCCAAGGTAGGAACAATTTTTTGTTTGACTCTATTTTCTTCGATAATTTCTTTCTCAAAGATTTTAGTTAGGTCACCCAAAATAGCTTCCCTCATTTCTTCTTGTTCTTCCTCTGAATATTCTTCATTCGTTGCACAAATATCCGTACCAAACAATAGTTTCTCGTGTTCTTTTTCGAACCAATATGACATTTTGTCAGTTTTGATAGGTACAAGTATATGCGTAATTGATAAATCACTCAAAATTGAGTCGAAGAAATTTTTTATACTTTCGAAAGAAAGTCTAGTTTCGAAAGTAAACAAAGCAGTTTGAGGACCGAAGAAGTACTTGACACCACTTTTACTTGCGATTGTACTAATCTCCTTACCAATAGATTTAACAAATAATTCTTGTTCGTTGTGTTCGATGAAAACAGAAAGTAAGTATTTCATATTGTTATGTCGTTTTTGTTGAGTACAAATATAAAACTAAATTCCAATTAAAACAAAAAATGGTGAGTTTTTTTCTCACCATTTTATTTTTACTGACTGACACTACTAATATTATTCTCTTTTGTAATCTTTATAATGTTGTCAGCCCAATTACTAACCAGTGGATTGTGGGTTATAACGAATATCTTTTCGAAATAGTTTTTAATTTTGGTAAAAAACTCCCCAACCATTTCCAAGTTTTCATTTGATATTTTTCCAAATACCTCATCCATAACTATAATATTTGGTTTTGGTAGTGAACATATCTTTGTCAATACTGCTCTCAACGCCAATGATGCTATGGTTCTTTCATAACCTGACCCAGATGACATTAATTTCTCAACTTGGGTGTTGTTATCAATCATGACAAATTCAACCTCATTCTTGTCATTTATATTGATTTCCAATCTAAAGTGAGAACTATCTTCCAACAACCTTTGTAACTCAGAATTCAACATTGGAATCATTGTTTTCATTATTGTTTTAGATATACCATTCTTTCCAAAGATTTCCAAATAAACTTTATAGATTCTTTCTTTCTCAGCTTCAACTTTGATTTTTTCAATCATTTGGATATTTTGTTCAATCTTATCTTTTAAACTTTGAATTTGATAGTTGTTAGAATCTAGTATTCTTTGAACTGATGATTTTTCTCTGTCAAGTTCATCCAATCTCAGGTTGGCTTTGATAAGTTGGGTTTCAATCTTGTTGTTTGTGGATATTTTATCCTGTAACAAGTTAAACTTTTCCAACTTATCTTCCAATCCTTTGATTTTCATCAAATAACCCTCAATTGTAAGTTCATATTTTTCTTTGATAAGTTTGTTTTTCTCATACTCATCGAACTCTTTTTTCAATAGAACATACTTAGCTTCTTTGATTATTATATTATTCATTTCCCCCTCATATTCGGTCTTTTGACTAATATAACCTTCAAGTTCCGCTATTTTACTTTGAGTTATTGAGGCCATCATTAATTCAATACCACAATGTTCACACTTAATTCCACCATCAACTGAAGATTTTAAACTTTCAATCGATTTGATATTTTGTTCAACTTGAACAATCTTTTTGTAGTAATGTTTGTGTTCATCTTTCAACCAGTCGTGTTCTTGTTCCGAGTAAAACTCTGTTGGTTCAACTACCTTGAGTTCATTTAATTGTTTTTCAATACTTAGTTTTTGGGTTTTAATTCCGATGATTTCACTTTCAATACGCTCAGGAACAATATTCGAGATTTCAATATCAATATCCGTATGTTTGGATTTCAATAATGTATCTCTATATTCTTGTCCTTTGATTATTCTGTTCTGAACATCAATCAAATTGTTTTGTTGGGTAATGTTTTCGGTTTGTAATTGTTCAATTCTTTCTTTGTATCCATCATTATCTGATTTCAACTTTTCGCTTGAATATACATTGGATAACATTGACTTGGAAAACTCTGAATAGATTTCTTTTCCAGTATCTTCCTTCTTTTTAATAAAGTCCAATCCCATAAATCTGGACAATACCTGTCCTCTTGCTGTGGGTTTAGAATCAATTAACTCTTCAAGGTTTGTTGCCGTGGTTAAGATTGTCATCAAGAAATCTTCCTTCGTCCCGATGGAGGTTTTAATGAAACTTTCCGTTTCTCTCCTTTGTTCTCCTGTAAAGTTCTGTAATGTTCCATCTGATAACTTCTTAAAGAAATCTAATTCAGTTTTTACATTCCAATCCCCATCTTTTTTCTTCTTTCTTTCAATATTTCTAACAATAACATATTCATCACCATCAATGATAATTTCACCTTTGATATGAACTTTATCTTTATTAGAAAATCTATTGAAAACTTCTTCAGCTTTTGATGTTTTGGTTGTTTCATTGAAGAATAAAAATAACAATAAATCCACAGTTAAAACTGTCTTTCCACCGAAATTAGGAGGATTTGATTCCACCACCGAGATACCATTACATTTGTCAAAATCAATCTTTTGATTTTCACCATATGATAAGAAATTGGAGAACTCAATGTTTTTAATATACCATCTTTTAAATGGTGATATTTCACTTTCATTTAATAATAATCTACTATCAACAGCTTTATCCAAATTAAGAATGTCATCTGTAAGATTTGTTAGATTTTTGTTTTCCAAGAATGATTTTACCAACTCATATTGATAGTTCTTATCCAAGATATTAAATGAGACATCAACTGTTTGTGTTGTAACTTCCGTGGATTTTGTTTTGGTTATTACATTAACATTGGTTGAGTTATATTTCTTTTGGAAATAATGTCTAACACTTTTGATTTTTTCTTGTGTAAAGTTCTCAGGATAATCTTCCCATACAACTTGAATATATGGGTTATCAAATTTGTTAAAATCAATATCTTTAATCATAAAATTGTAATTGTAATCAGGGGGTGGATTGAATAAATCCATAGGGTTTGTTACTGGTTTTCTTCTGTTGGTTGTTCTAATTCACTTGGGTCTACAATTGAAAAGTTTAATTCTTGTCCACCTAATGAAACTTTCATTTCGTTTTCTAATTGTTCGTTTTCTGTAAGTTTCGCTTGATATTCTTTTAACTTTTGTTCCAACAATTCAGTATATTGTTTTTGGAATTGTTTTTTCTCAGCGGCAATTTTTTCGTTTCTTTTTGCAACTTTCTTTCTGTGTTCTTTTTCTTTCTTTCCCATTTTAATTATTAGTTATTTTTTTATATGTTTTAAATCCACCATAAGTTCCTAAATCCATTAAAACATCTTCAATGTTTTGATTTAAATTGTAAAACTCATTGTAATTAACTGTTGTAATTTCAGTTCTTCCATCAGGTTTTTCACTCACTGAAACAATCTTATCAGGATTGACGAAAACTGAACCTTTTTCTAATTTAAACTCGATTAGTTTCATTATTTATAATTTTTATTATTTAGATGGTCTATTTTCCTCAAAGTATTCAACGATTGCATTGATTGCCCATACAGCACCTGATGATAAAATACCATCAAAAAACCAAGAACCCCACATAGGAACTCCAAATAACATATGAACTGGTGAGAATATTACCAATGATAAAAACCATCCTCCGTGGAAACTAAAACACATAGGACAAGATAAAATACCATCAATAAAATGAAAAAAGAATTGGAATGGTTGATACGGATTATTTCCAAGATTTTTGAAGAAATCTCTTAGCCCTTGGAATATACTTCCATAAACCATAATGTTCATCAATCCATAGGATAAGATAAACCAAGTAATTAATTGTACTGAAATCATAATTTGAAATAATTGTTTTCTTTTATTGCACAAAGTCCCTCATTCAACATTTCACATATCTGTTTCAGTTCTTCAACCTTGAAGTCATCCAAACAAAACCATTCTCTTTCAATATTATGTTTTTTGAACCTGAAATGTAATGCTTTTTCGAGTTGTGTGGGGTACTTTGTCTCAAATTCAAGTATAGTAATTAAATTTGGTGAGTTCAACTCTTTAACCCTATCTTTTACATTTCTTTTTGTGTAACCAATCTTAACTTGGTCTGAGTTGTCTTTTATAAAGTAAACAAATCCCACTACTTTTTTATATTAAAATAGTGGGACTAATTAAAAATTAAAGATTTTGTGAAAGATTAGAACCTTTCATATAAACAGCACCAGTATTTGATACTAGTTTCTCTAGTTGTTCAATCTTGTTATTAAGTTCAGTTATTGTCTTATCTTTATCCCCCATCTCTCTTCTCAACTTCATTAAAGTTTCTTGTAACATTCCCATCTTATCATTTGGTTTTTCAACTTCTTTGATAACCTCAACAATTTTTTCGACTTCTACTTGAACTTCAACTATTTTTTCAATCTCAATTGGTATTTCAACAATCCTTTCGATTATTTGGGGTATTGTCTCACCTGATATGAATATTGGAACTTCCTTTATTACTTCGACAACCTTTTCTACAACAACTTCTTTTGTTATCTCAACTATCTTCTCGATTGGGATTTCTTTTTCAACATACACGGTTTTAATAACTTCCTTTTCAACCTCTTTAACGACCTCGATTGGAATCTCTTTAATCGTTTCTTTCTCCACATATTTAATAATCTCAACCGGAATTTCTTTCTCAACATATTCAATAATTTTTTCTGAGTTATCACCCATTAAACCATATCTCTCAATATCATACCCCCTCTTAAAACATTTTTGAAAGAACTTATCAACATCTTCAATATCATTTAACTTACAATAATCAGTTAAATCCTTTTGGTTTTGTTTGTTAAGCGTTAAGTAATTTTTCTTTTCCATCAATAATATCTTCAAATGAGTTCATCTCAAACTTAAGGAATGGTCGAGGATTATTCAAGTCAACAAATGAATAATCATCTTTAATAACATCATATATTCCAAATCCGTGTTTCCGTAAAGATTCCCCAAAGTTTTGTTGGATTGTTGAGCCTACTTGGATTATTGGTGTTTTATCCAAATAAATCGTTTGTCTGGCATGTATATCACCACATAGAACAATATCACATCCTTCAAACTTACTGACCTCATATCCTGTCTCAAACTTATATCCAATATCTGTGTATAAACCAACAATAGGTCCGTGAAATAACCCAATCTTTAATCTGTCTGACTTCTCTATAACTGGTGGAATGTTATGTTCAAATAATGAATAAACAACCCAATCTATATTCTCGTCTTGATACACACCTCTATCCTTGTAATAAACAATATTGTCATTGTCCATTGATTGAATGATGGGGGTTAATGTATCCAACCTTGATAAGTTATTCTCTAACATATCGTGATTTCCAACAATGATAATTGTTTTGGCTATCTTTGAACACTCATCCAATACCCACCTTACCATTTCAATAAGTTCAGGACTGACTTGGTTTTTACTATGGACTAGGTCACCACTAAATACGACTCTATCAGGCTTTATTTCCTTGAATTGATTAAACATATCCGTTAGGATTGTTTTATATAGGTCGTGGTCTTTTATTAATCTCAAATGTAAATCTGAAAAATGAACCAATTTTTTAATCATAATTTTTAATTCGTTTTAATAAATGTTCGTCAGATTGGTAATTAACGGACATAACATCATCACCAACAAAGGCATCAACTTTTCCCAACTCATATGCTCTTATTAACATTGGGTCTTTGAATTCCCTTGTTTCACCTTTCAACTCGTCAGAGAAACCAATCATATAAGTTTCCAATAATATCTTGTTATCTATCATTTATCAAATAATTCGAAGTCGGGATTAACGTGTCCACAATCATCACAACGATAAGTTGGGAATGGTACTAAGGTATCTTCAAAACTACCTATTAACATTTTAGAAACTTTTTTGATTAGAACTACTTCTTTAAAGTATTTTGACCCACACTCCTCACAGGTAATAGTTGGTTGTTCTTTAAGGTCAATTTTTGGTAGGTTTTGTTCTGTATTAATTAGGTTATCCATATTATTCTACAATTATATTAAAATCTTCATTATCAATTTTATCCCATTCGGTATCTTGGTTATTAAGTTCTTCCATCAAACTTTCATAAACATTACCATCCATAGGTTTCATATCCCAACCATTTTCCAAAATATAAGCTTGGATTTGGTCTTCATCCATACCATCCAATTCAGGATAATCTGTAATGTTAATAACCAATGGTTTTTTTCTAAGGTAAGTTGTAAAAGATTCATAAACTGAAACTTCAACTGATTCTAATTTCTGGTTTTCCATTTTTAATTATTGTTTTTGTAAATTAATTTATATGTTTCAGGTTCAATACCTACTATTTCTCTATCAGAGACAAACTTAACACCATTATAAATAATGGTATATTTTTTTTTCAACTTTTTCATTACTAGTTTAAATTCATCAAAATAATCTTTTTCCGTTTCCGTTTTTGAGTCTTCTAATAGTTCCATTTTTTTTATTTTTGATTATAGGATAAGGATATGAAATTTGTTTTTTAAAATCAACTTATACAAGTTTAAGATAAAAAAATATACACACTATAATATAAATCTAATTAAAATGTTATATCTTTAAAAGAAAAAACTATGGCGTTATCCAAAGAAGATGGGTTCAAAATACGAGAAGAATATTCCACAATCAAAGAAAAAATGGTGTGTGATAAACACAATTTAGTTCAGTTGGGTGGTTCTAAAACAAAGATAGATGGTTTTAGTAACGAAAAAAATGTAAGTATAAAAAATGCAAGTGGTGTTAGTACACAAGTTCATCTAACTACTCAGAAAAGTTTCATAGAAAGTTTTGATATGAATTCTAATTGTGTTGAATTTATAAAGTTGTTTTGTGGTAATGAAACTATGAATAACTATGGTCGTGATAGATATCAGATTAATCAAATAGATTCAAAATTAGTAGATTCTTTCAAAGTTTTTTTAGATGAAAACAAGGAAAGAATTATTGATTTGATAGTTAGAAATGGTCATAATATCACACATATCATTTTTAATGATATTAAGAAAAACAACGAGTACGAATTAACTTATCAAGAAATAATAAACAGAATTTCCAAGTGTGAATGGATTTTTATGAATGGTGGTATTCATCTTAAAGATGAAAATAAAAAAACTTATTTTCACTTTCAAAGAGAGGGTAAAAGGAGTAAAACAAATAGATACAATGTTTTATGGCATATACATAAGAATCTATTTGTTTAGTCTTGATTCCGCTATTTCATAGTATTTTTTATCAAGTTCAATTCCTATATAATGTCTATCTAAAGTCTTAGCTACCTTAGTTGTTGTGCCCGAACCTAAAAATGGGTCTACTACCAAATCATTAACTTCTGTGGTCAAAAGAATACAATTTTCGACCAACTTTTCAGGAAAAGGGGCGGGATGTTCACTCCCCTTATCAGGATTTATCGTCCAAATTTCAGAATGAAATTGTTTATCTAAATTTTCCTTGTATGTTTTAGGTTTTCCTTTTGTCAACCAATAAATGTGTTCAGTACAAGGTAACAAAACATCTTTTCGAATATTTGGACTTGATAGTCTATTCCAAATTATCAATTGATATAATGAAAGATTTGACTTACTGATAAAATCAGTTGGTAAATGAACTTTGTTATTGTGTCGTCTAGGTTTATGGTTAAAAAATATAGACCCTGTAGGTTTAATTATTCGCATCATCTCATTCAAGATTGTGACCATCCAATCATTATAGTCACTTTCTGAAAGATTATCGTCATACTCAGAATAATCTATGTTAAATTTTTTCCATACTTGATTACCAGGTTTAATTTTTCCTCCAACAAGACCTTTTTTGTTGTATGGTGGGGAAGTTACAATAACATCAACTGAATCAGATTCGATTGATTTCATCATTTCTAAACAATCACCAAGTATTAATTTTTGCATATGTTTTAAAATATTTTAAGATTCATCACCTGAGTTATAACCGACATAGGAATTCTAAATTCTTCAAATGTACCATTGTCTTTTAACAATACTATTATAGCCCCAAATAGTCCAATTTTTTCATATTTACTTCCTTTCAACATCTTAAATAATAATCTTAAATATAGTGGAAGTTGAATGTAATAGTGTCCCAAAGCATTATTTGGTAATTTATTGAAGGGGTACTTCATTGGTTTGGTAAATTGATTAGATTCAAAGTTTTTTGGTTTGTTAGTTTTATAATCACCACAGAAAATACCTATTTGGTTTTTTTCTTTATTTTCAATTAACCACATTTGGTCGGGTTGTCCAACATATTGTAATTCGTTATCACCTAATACCATTTCAGTATCTAGTAAAACCGCACCTCTTTCTTTCATTAATTCCAAATAATTACCACCAGCACTAACCATTCTATCACTCTTCAATATTTGTTCAAAATCACAATCAAATATGGGTTGTCTAACTTCTTTTTCGATATCAAACATTTCCAATGATTTTTGTTCCAACAAATAGTGAGTTCTACTCCCCAAGTTAGTAGAATATGTACCAGCATCAGCCCATTCTTTTAATAATTTTTGTTGTTCTTCAACATCACCTTTGGCCTTTTTTAATGCAATTTCTTCAGCTGGAAACTCATCGTAATATTTTTTAATAATCTTTGATACGGAATACCAATCATCTTTCAGTTTTCCATTGATATCCAACATTGTATATTTATGAGCTTCTTCCTCAAATGTAAGTTGTAGTTCTTTTTGTCTATTCCCCACTATTTCCAATATCTCATCTCTTACTTTATATAAATCTGTCATCTTATTGTTATGTAATATTCATTTATGTTTCCCCTCAAATCAGCAATGTCCTTATCAAGTGGTAATTTTACAATCTTTATTCTTCCATATAATTCACCACCATTTAACTCGTGGTACAAACTTACAGCATTATCATAAGCATCACCATCCAATGCAATTGTTATATTTCCTTTAGCTTTGTCATATAAAGTATTAAATAATAACGAACTCATATGTTTCCCTAACATCGGAATACTATTTGGTATAAAGATAGAATCAAATGCTCCCTCAACCAAGGTAATATCTTTTTCCCAATCAATCAAACTCTCAAAAAAAATAATTTCATCTTTGGCTGATTCAGGGTTCTTATATTTGGCCTTAGTATGTAAATCCCAACTTCTCGCAATATAATAATTTAATTCGTCTTTTTTATCATAAGATGGAATTATAATTCTACCTGCGTGACTACCATTATCACAAAATCCAATACCATATCTTTCAATAATTTCATCAGTAATGCCTCTATTAGTTAAATAATTGTAGGCTTGTCTTCTTACAGGATAGATACTTGAAACTTCGTTGAACTTTTTAAAATGTTCAGGTAATTTAAGTTTTTGAGTTTTTTTATAATTGGTTGGTTTGTTTTCCTCAGGGGCTAATATGGAATATGTTTTATAATGTGATTTTTTACCATATTTTTTTATCAACTTTCCAAGTGACCCGTGCATATTGTCCGTATCACCACAACTCCAACAATGAAATAGATGTTTGAAATAATTAATCTCCAAATTACCCTTATTTTTACCTTCATCACAATTAGGACAATTGTATGAAACTTGACATTTGGACTCATAATGTTGTTTTTCCTTTCCAAATATGTCATTGAGTAAATCTACTATTATTTCATTATCGTCAGCCATAATATTCACAAAGTTTTACTACCTAATATATTTATAAAAAACAATTTTGTCAAATGCCAACAACGATAACAATAAATGGAGTTTCAGGTGCAACACCTTTTGACATTTATTTATGTGATGATCCCCTAACAACTTGTGTGTATGTAAATACCATAACTGGTGGGACTTATTCTTTTGATGTACCTCTAATTATGGATGGTCAACTATCATATAACCTTAAAGTTGTTGACGATAATAATTGTGAAATAATCTCCAATTTAGTAGTATAATAAATGAGTTCAGGTTATACCATTGTCAATACAGCGTCTACGATATATTCAGGTTTTACTTTTACAAATTACTTGGGTAATCAACACACAATATTCTTACCACCTAATGTAACTTATTATATTGCTGGTTCAGGAGTAACATCACCATCAGTAGATTTGGTTTTAACAAATTTGGGCGCTTTAGATGGATATTTGAATTGGCAAGGATGTTGTGATGGAACTGACATAAGTGTAGCTGTTGTTACTGGGTCAACTTTATCACCATCGGGTGTGTTCACTAATATGGGTTACATTGGAAGAGCTAATGGAGTTGATTATCTGTATGGTTGTTATAAAACTCAAAGTATTACTGATTCTGCAATATACACAGAGTATACAGTATTTGCTTCAGGTTCTACATATGTGGATTGTAATGATTGTATAGCTAATAACCAGTGTGACATAGAGGAATGTTGTATTTTACTTCATGTTGAAAACTTTGAGCTAAATTATTATAGAAGTTTATTTACTGAATCAATAATAAACGGAAGACAATATTACATATTTGATAATTTTCAAGGAGAAACAATAATACTTTTTTGGGATTTATTTTTGCAACAATGGTTTTTAAATAATTTGACAACACCTGAAACATTTGATTTGGGAGGTTACGGATTCACAACAGGTTATTGTCCAACTAATGCAACTTTACTTATTGATGATACAATTTTAACAAATGGATTTTCAGCATATGTCACGACAACTTCATTTGTTTGTTCAGGATGTCCACCAACTTATTGTATAACAAATACAGGTTTAGGTTATGATGACAACTTTGTATCAGCAGGTACTTATAATGGTGACACATATTGGTCAGGAATTACAAATGGTGATTTCATATATTACACAACGGGAGGTACTTGGTGTTTATCAACTACATTGGGTGGTTTCTGTCTTTTGGAAGGACCTTATCCGTGTAACTCAAATTGTCCTGATTTGTGTGATGATTATGTTTTCAGTGGTAATTGTCCCACACCAACTCCAACACCAACAGTAAATTGTTCTGTTTTAGATTTTTCTGCAATATTTGATTGTGAAGTCACACCAACTCCAAGTGTAACCCCAACAATTTCAGTAACACCAACAATAACTCCAACACCAACTCCAAGTGATCCTTGTGGTGGTAGAGCTGTAGATGTGACAATAACTGGGTACACACCAACACCAACTTCAACACAAACACCCACACCAACTCCAACGCCTGCTGTAACATATGCTTGTAGTATATCAGGTAATGTTGTGTTCAATACAGTTCAAGGTGATATAATCTGTCCTATGAGTAAACAATTTCAAGATTGTTACAATGGACAAATGTATTATACAACTTTACCTATTCCTTTACCATCTGGTGGAACTTTGACTAAGTTTGCAATTTATAAAGCAGACATAAATGGAGTATCAAAATGTGTATCCTTTGTTGGTATCAACTTGAGTGTAATAGGGGTTGACATAATTGATGTTACTGACGGACCTTTAGGTTTCTCAAATTTGAATGAATGTTATTTGTGTACTCCAAATGTAACCGTAACACCTACAATATCATCCACTCCAAGTATTACACCAACAATTACACCTACACCAACACCATCCGTTGCAATTGGTTATTATGTATATCAAAAATGTGGAACTAATCAGTATATAATTCAAACTTTACCTGGCCCAACTTCGACAGAGGGTCAAGTGTTCAAAGACCCTGAGGCTTTTGAATTCAATGAATGTTGGCAATTCCTATACTATTCTGTGACTTATCCTGATTTACCACCTAGTTCAATATATAGTAACTTCTCAGGTAATTATTTCCCAGAATATGGTTTCAACTTCTATGATAGTTGTGATGATTGTTTTGGGGTGTTCAGTACACTCACAGGAATATAAGTAGGAGGATATTTAAGAGTATATGACCTCACTTCAATTCACTCAAATAGCTGGTTTAAATTATCCATACACAATTTATATATGTGATATATTTGGTAGTCAATGTATTTTAGTTGCGTACATTGATACTTATGTCCCATTAAATAATACATTCGTTCTCCCACCACAATTTAATACAGCACCAGCAATTGGTGTTAAAGTAATAACAGCGGATGGGTGTGAAAAATTTAAGGTTATATATTGTAGTGATGATATAAAAGACTTTATGGATTTGGATGATTTCTTTTTTATGGATGGTGTTGGATATTTCTTTATGTCTTAAGTATTTATAAATAAAAAAGAATGGCATTTCTTACCGATAGAACTTTAGCAACTGGTGTAACATTTAATGATTTGATTCACATTGTTATAACAGGAGATACATCACAAAATCCTGCAGGTTCTTCTTATAAAGCAACAATTCAACAAGTTACTAATTTAGTACAATCAGTATACATTACTGGTGGTACTTATAATTCCTCAACTGGTGTAATAACATTTACTAATAGTTCTGGTGGTACTTTTTCAGTTTCAGGATTTGTTACAGGATTTACAGACACAAGTGTTACCGCTTTTACTTACAATAATAATACATTTACTTTATCTGAAAGTGATGGAAGTTCATTTTCTGTAAATGTTAATACTATGACTGGTTTAACAATTAATGGAAATTTATCAGTCACGGGAACAACTAATAGTGGAACAATATCAGCAACGACATATCAAAATTTACCAACGGACATAAGGGTTACTGGTGGTACATTTTCGGCGGGAACATTAACACTTGTAAATAATACTGGTGGTACTTTTAATGTTATAGGTGTAGGTACTTCCACCGAATCAACAACTGGTATATCAACTTCAGCTATTACATTAGTTACAGGTTATAGTTATAATGGAATAAGTTACTCAGGTAATGTTGATGTCACTTTATTTTCACCCTCAGGTATTCAAGGATATAAATTAACAATCAAAGACGAAGGTGGTTATGCAGGTTCTTATAGAATTCGTGTTACACCAGTCTCAGGTACAATAGATGGAAACTCTTACATTGATATGAACATAAACTATATGTCACTTACATTTGTGGCAAGAAATAATAATTGGTGGATAATATAATATGGCATACATTTTTAATAATTCAGTAAAATATTCTGATGGTCCTAACTTGGACGCATTCGGTAGATTAAGGACTGCCGCAGTTCAAAATCTTTTGGATATTAAACATACATTTGATAAAAATCCACTTCAGGTTAGTGAAGTAACTGCAGGTACTGCAACATCAGTATTTAGTCAACAATATGCGAGGGTCAGAATGTCAACATCGGCTAACAACGATTTAGTTATTCGTAAAACTAAAACACATCCAATTTACCAACCAGGTAAAAGTCAGTTGTTTGAGGGAAGTTTTAGTAATTTTCAAATTGAAACTAATATAATCAAAAGAATTGGTTGTTTTCAATCAACTACTGGTTCACCATATAATTCAGTGTTTGATGGTTACTTTTTGGAAAGTAATGGTGTTACTAGTGCAATAACATTTAATATATTCTTAAGTGGTTCTTGTACTTTTAGTGCTGACTCAACAACTTGGAACTCAACCGAATTCGACCCAAATAATTTTGATTGGGCTGAAACAAATCTAATGACTGTAGATTATCAATGGTTAGGTGTAGGTAGAGTGAGATTTGGTATGGTTTTATCAGGTCAAACATTCTATTTTTTAGATTATACCGCAGCAAACAATATACCAACTGTTTATATGTCATCACCAAATCAACCAATAAGATATGAAATTAGACAAGTTGGTGCTGGTTCAGGTTATTTTGATATGATTTGTTCTCAAACTTCAACTGAAGGTGCTCTAAATGGTTTATATTCAACAGTTTCAATTCCTTACACCGCAACAACCACGATGGCTACCTCAGGTACAAAATATCCATATATTGGATATAGATTAAAACAAAATTACATTGGTGTAACATCTCAGTTTGACACAATCAGTATCTTAAACACTTCAAACGATAATTACTTGTTGACTATGGAATTCAATCCAACATTATCTTCAACGCCAAGTTGGACTGATATACCTAACTCACCTTTTCAATATTCTTTAAGTGATGGAACTCCAACAATAACAACACCAGGACACGTAATGACATCATTAATTGGTCAGGCTGGTACATCTGCTTTAACGACCACTAAATTAGATGACAATCAAATAAGAGTTGGTTCAAATGTTAATGGTACTTTAGATGAAATGTGGTTATGTATAACACCATTAGGTGTAAATGCTACTTTTATTGGGGCTGCGGATGTTTTATATTATTTATAATGTCAAATAATCCTCTATAATTTTTTTAAAAAAATAAAAATAGTGACAACATATTTATCATAAGGATAAGTATAAAATTTTATGTCAAATTGTATAAGTTTAATTTCTTGTGATGGTTTATGTCCTGATATACATAATATTAAGGATCCTAGTCGTAGTAATTTATTACCATATTTAAATACATTAGTTCAGATTAATGGAAATGTTGATTGTACTTATGTAGTTAAAGAACCTTTACTAGTTGGATTCCAAATGGATAGTATTGAGTTTCTTTGTGACTTATCCCAACCAAATGGTCTTAATGCTTATGGAAGTGTATCATATAGTGTAAATTCAGTAACTTACAATGGAAATGAATTTATCAATACACCTAACTTTCCAAGTTATACAATAGACCCAAATAGTTTCGATTGTTTGGATTGTGACACAGATTCACTTTTATGCGTTGGTAATACAACAAATAGTAATAATTCCAACGCCCATAGTCAAAATTTAACGAATATCCTTCTAAGTTTAGGTTTGAATATTCAAGTGTTCCCATATAGTGATAATGGAAGTTTTGTTTTTAGAATTTATGAAAACGATAGTTTCACTATCGAAATAGAAAGAACCTCTATACCAAATCCAGGTGTCTATCAATTCTTCTATGTAAATGGGACTCTTAGTCTCAATTTCAATGGTATCAATATAACAACTAATTTAATAAATGATGATACTAACACTTGTGCAACAAGAAGAACTGGTTATGAGGTAACCACATTTTCCGCAGTATCCACTTGTGGTGTTGTAAATAACTATGGTGATTATGTTACTGTTAATGAGTGTGATGTAATTACCATTTTTCCTATGGGTGTAACTTGTAGTGTTGTTAATACCTTTGGTAGAACTGGTTCAACAAGGAGTGCAACTTTGGTTGTTACTGGCGGAACACCTCCATATAATTTTCTATGGGAGAATGGAAACACAACTGGAACTATCATAAACTTACCCTCAGGTACATATAATGCTGTGGTTACTGATGCTTTTGGTGATTTCGTTGTAAATACATCTTGTTTTTTACCACCAGTGGATTGTACACAAATAACTATCAACACGAATATAAGTTATACTTGTCAAGTTAATTCATCTTATTCTCAAACTGGTTTTGCTTTCTTATCTTTAATCCCAAGTGGTGGTTTCGGACCTTATACCTTCTCAGGTTCAATTAATAATGTTGTAACTACTATAACAGATGGAATGTTGTTAAATAATGGTGATTTGTTAAATATTGTTGTTTTTGATACAAACGGATGTTCTTCAGATGTAGAGTTTTTGGGTATTGTATGTCCACCCGGTCCTACACCAACACCACCACCATTTGACCCATTACCTTGTTTGTCATCAATTTTATGTCCGAATTCAAATTTATTCACATTGGATATTTCGGCTTCAACTATTGATTTAAATTTTGGTATCACACCACCATCTTATGTGTATGAGTTTAATTTTATTTTATCATCATCAAATTATACCGGTGATGTTGTTGGTAGTTACAAAATTTTTAATGTTGATTTACCAAATTCTTTTTTAAGAACAATAACATCAAATTCATCTTTCCCAAATAATATTAACAATACAATGTATTGGGATGGGGCTTTAGGAACACCTGAAGTATCATTGAATGATTATGTTGAATTTGGGTTTACTGAATTAACACCTATAAATCCGACTAACTCTGATTCACCTTGGAATGTAACTTATTACCCATATAGTGAACTGAATCCAGGTTATACTCCAACTTACTCGTGGGTACCAGGTTCAACATCTATACAATTAGCTGTCGCACTATTTGATGATGATTATTGCGTACATAAAGGAACAACAACAATTACCATACCTACAGATGGTAATACAAATACAGTAACAATATCTTTTTAATCTATGGCATATTTTGATATAAATATTTTTGGTACTGGTCATCTACAACATGACTTAGATTTGTTTACATTCAATCTACATATATTACAAGTAGAATCGGATGTTACACCCACAAATTTTGATATGTTCATAAGATTTTATGCTTTCCCATTCAATTTCAAAAATGGAACGATTTTATCAGCTTTTTATAGAGACCCCACATTACCAAATCCAGCGCCATCATTAAGTAGTAGATTTTCGGTAAACAAACCACAAGTAATACATCTTACAGGTATGACACCTAATAATCCAATAGATTTATATGATTGTAATCCAAATCAGTATCTGATAGGTAGTTGTTCACCGGCACAATTAAGTTTAAACACTCCGTTAGCTTCACCTTGTCCAAATCCTGAAGATATTAGATTGTTTTCTGGTACATTTTGTATTCCTTTTGACCAAAGTGGATTTGACCAATCATGGACTAATATTACAAACTCAGGTACTGGTAATAGAAATTTAGTCCCAAATGTAGGTCGTTATTTTAACTTGCCAATAAGTGTTGATATTATAGCTGATGGATGTATTTATCGTAACAAGGGTAAACTTACCGCAAATATATACCAAGATTACACATACAATTATCAAAGTAGTGATGACCCCAATCATCCATATGGTAATGTAGATTGTTTAAGTAACCCCAAGTTTTATCCTATTGGTTATAGAGATAAATTAAGAGTTACTTAATTCCAAATATTTTGTTGTTTCATATAACCTAAAACACAACAATAAGCATCACTCATATCAAAATTTTCTTTTTTGAGTGTGTTGTTTTTAGTATAACTCCAATTGATTTGTGGTTCTCTTTTTGCAACTTGTTCCCATATAATTTCTTTTTTGTCACAATTTTTAGGGAAACCACCAAATAAAACGAATTTACCTTTATCGTTTTCTTTAACCAACCATGGGAAGGCTGACTTCCTAGAGTTGTAGGTTGATATATATTCAGGTACTATACCCAAAACATCATAAATTTCTTTCGAAATAAGAGTATTATACCTCATCAAGGTTTGAATTGTATATACATTATTACTATTAAGAAGTGGTTCTTCTATAACTACTTTTTGTATATTCAGACCATCATATTGTTCCAATTTGGTTTTAAAGACATCACTTTTTAAAAAAAGTTCTTTCATTTTAGCGATGTCTTTTTCCTTTATAACTGGTGAAATGTGAGTTAATTCTAATAGTTGTTTTGTTTCAATATCGAACAATGCCCATCCAATGGTTTTAGTTGAAACATCCAATCCCAAAATCTTTGGCGATTCTTTAAAATTTTTGTCCATAAATAAATTAAAAATCAAATTTTACTAAAAGTTGCTGAATCCCTTGTCTAAGTACAGGTGATTGTAACTTTGATATAATCATAAGATTTTTATCAGAATCGTAAAGACCTACTTCAGTCATAAATGGTGTAACACTTGGTGACCATGTTGGGTTCGAAGAGGATAAAAACTCAACTTGACTTAAATTTATTTTGTATCTCATTTCATAGATTGTTGCTTGAATATCAGTCTCTAAGTTTCCATAGAAGTAATATTCATCACCAAAATTTAATTGACTACCAGTAAAACCTTGTGGTGTAAGTGTAATATAATCATTCAAATCGTAGTATGGTGCATTGTCATATAAATCTTGTGTAATAACAAAGGTGGTACCTGTGATTCCAGACGATGTTAATAATCCATTTACTGTCGTACTCGTTAAAGAGCTTGTAAAATCAATTATTTTCCATTCTGATGGAGTGGGTCTTTCATCCCCAACAACTTTTTGACAAATTATCTCAAATGTATCCGCATAAAAACCACTCGCTGAACTACAAACATCAGAACATATTGTTGATGCTGTAACGATACTTGGGCAATTACCTGATACAATACCTGAACTTGTAGTTCCTGATACATCATATATTGATTGTGTTATATCTCCATTGATAGCCAAAACACATCCACTAAAGGTTGTACCAGTTTGGTAATCTGAAATTACAAAGTCACAATCAATTGTTTTTATTATTGATTGTGTTGAAGTGGTTTCCGCCGTATAACTTTCACAAGTTAATGATATACAATCAGACCATAATGAAGTTGTTAAACCAGTAATTGATGCTGTCTCTGACGACCAACTACCCAAAGGTAATTCTGACGATGTAAGTCCAGTTAAAACCGCAACTCTTGTATTAGCTGAATAAATTTCCCAATTCGGGCTTCCATAGATTAATCTATAATCAACTCCCGTAAATAAATCCAAATACAATTCAGTTGCCCCACTCAGAACTTTGGCATACATAGTTGTACTACATGCTTGATTTTGTTCACAAATTTCAACACATATTTGTGGGTTTGAACTACATTCAGTATATCCACTTGAAACACCACTTATCGTAAAGTCTCCGATAGGACTCGACCCACTGAAATTTATTATTGTATCACCAGATGTAGTATTATCTCTGAAAATCCAATCTGAGCCATCCCAAAAAATATTAGTTATTGTTGTAGTGTACAATAAATTTCTGAATATCGGTAACCCATTGGACATTTGAGGTGTACTGACGAATGGATATGAATAAAAAACATTTGGACTTGTTTCTACCCAAAAAGTAAAACCAGAATACCAACAAGGTGTAACATTTGTTTGATCAGACGATAAACAAGTTAAATCCCCTCCAAATCTAACCCCGACATTTTGTGAACTATCTTGATTACAACTGATATTAGGACCTGTAGCTTTCAAATAATAATTACAATGTAGTGAGTTAGTAAATGCCAAAGAATTTGTTAATCTATATGTTACATACAAATATTCAGTAGAGGCACTTAAAATACCATCAACACTTGTTGATGAGTCACCACAAGTGTTTGGAACTATTAAATTCAGTTTTGGTGCTGGCAATGTCCAGTTTCTATTGGATTTATATGACATTGCAGCTACTATTTCTTCATCATCGATGATAATAATTTTCGAATCAGGGAAAACTTTTCCTACTCTACTTGGTAATATTGGGTTTGCGTGAGTGTCCCACAAATTATAATATCTCAAACCAGGGTTGTTCATATCCTGATTTTTGGATGATTTCATGTATTGTACTCTGAATAAACTCAATCCATCAAAACCTGGAGGATCCACATAAAATGTTTCACCAAAACAACAATCAGGGTTTTTATGCCACATTAATGTTGGGATGTGAAGTTTGAAGTTTCTTGCTTGTCCTGTTGTATCATCAAATTGGTCATCAAATGGTTGTAGTGCAAACTTTTCACCATAGAACAAATCTATTGTTTGATTAGTGTAGTGAATTATTGCAATCGTTTTTTGTTCCTCAGGTCTTACAATTATAGGTTCACCAAATGAGTTATTAAAATAAACAACACTTGTCGTTGTTTGTCCACTTGATGACGCATAACCAAAGTATTCTTTCGAACCCAAAAATCCTATTGAACCAAACTTCGTATAATCTTTGTAAAGACCTGAATCTAATCCAGCTGGATCTTCTGACCAAGGAATATTCATATTCCAAATTTTAACATCAAATTGGTCAGTATAACAAACAGATTCGAAATTTATAACATTATCATTCCAATGTGGAGATGGTGTGATAGTATCATATAACGATATCATATTTGGTGGGTAAACTAATACTCTTGCGTAACAATCGTTCCCCAAATAACTATAATCAGGAGTATTTCTATCCAAAGTTATAGTATTTAGACACATATCAACAATTCTATAAGTCAATATAGGATAACAACTTTGTAGTTTTACAACACAATTAGCTTTAGTGTTCGTAGAACAAGCGTTTGAAGGTGTTGGTGTTGGACAAAATGTCGCTGATGGTGTTGGGGTGGGTGTAGGTGACAAACAAGGGTCTGTTGGTGAAGGTGTTGGTGTTGCAAATGGTGTTGCTGTTACCGATGGGGTAACTGATATTGTAGGTGTTGGAGTTGGGGTAACAACATTAACACATTGACATGTATTTGAACCCTCACCATCATAAAATATTGTTACAATGTCACCGATTGCAAATCCCCTCACAACATCCGTATCACAAGAATCAAATGTTAGTGTCATTTGATTAGTACCAATTAAGGTATTCATTTGGACTGTGTAATTTGAATTAATTACATAATCACTATTGGTTAACGCACTCCAATAAAATGTAGTACCAGTACCACCAGTGAAAAAACCTCTTGGACTTGCTGTATTAAAGATAGGACTCGATGTTGAATCCATAAATGGTATTCCATATGTATTTCCAGTATTACCATCAACATAGAGTGGATATTTTATATTCTCTTTGTTACTTTGTGGTGCACCTGAGGAATTTTGTGCATTGAAACTTGGTTCTAAAATAAATGTATTAAATTGACTATATGTATTAGTTGGTAATGTGTTATATGACACTTCACTATCACCTACTTGGAAATACGCAATATTGAATGTCCCTTGTGATAACTTCAATCTTGCAGTATCTGTCAACCTAGTATTAATTAACCCCGATGTATTTTTTATTATATATCCCATTTGTTTATAAATATATTATGTAGGATTTTATGTTACCACAGCTTTACAACAATCACAACCACTTATTCTCAAATTCGAGATTGTAAAACTATCTGTGCTTGTTCCTATGTAACAATTTATGTCTATATTTTTTAATATTGATGTTGTTGTTGATAAAATAAAATCATCACCAAGTTTGTATATAACATTATTCCATACCTCTGTCAGTGAAGAAATATATTTTGTTTCTCCTTGACAACCCGGTGTCGGATTAAATGTTTCTCCTGTAGTCGTAGACGAATAGGACATACCACTTAGAACAGAATTTATTTCTAATTGTGATGTAGTTGTTGCAGTACATGCAGTTAATGAAGGTGAATTACTCGTTGTGTTCAAATGTCTGACATCAAAAGTGAGGCTAACACCTGATGGTAGTTCGGGATTCACTACAATTGTCGATGTATAATCGAAAACATTTAACGATGGTGAACTTATCGATTGACTATTAGTTGTTTGAATTGATACTGAATATGTTGTAAAGCCTGATGGTTTTTCTAAAAATATTGTTTTTGATATTGTTGTACCTGACACATCTTTTGTAACTACACTATACAAACCAGAACATAAGTCAAAAAACAACGGAGAATTTTTATAACTTATCCCACCATTGATTGAATATGAATATGGAGGATTTCCACCAAAGGAATAAACCGAAAGTGTTCCATCACATCCACAAATTGTTTGATTAATTGTTACAATACTATCTAAGGCCATTTTTAATTTTTTTTATGGTGTACATGAAATACAACTTATATCGTAATAGATTTTTAAATTAGCTGTTATTTGTAAATCAATTAGTGAAATTGGTGGATCACATATTGTATTAATAATAATTTGATTATTGAGTGGGTCTAAATCAACAGTTTGGATACCATCGTACTGAAGTAAGGTATTACTTAAAGCTGTGTAGTACTCATCGTCTGTTGGGAAATCATTTAAGGTAGTGCCAGTATAAAAAGTACTAGTTTTCACGGTTGAGCCTCCTGATACAACTACCTCATAAATAGCTTCATTTAAAATACAACCCGTATCACCTGAGGTTAAGTCAAAAAATCCTTCAATCAACATTTGTTGTGGACCTCTTTTACCTATTTCACCAGTGAATGAAGATACATCCTCACATAAACTTAATATTTCATATGAACTTACCAAATTATATCCAAACATTCTTACACTTCGTGTTCTAACACAACCATTGTCGTCAGTTACTGATAATGTGTAAGAAGCTGCCGACAATCCAGTAATCGTGAGTCCAGTTTGACCACTTGGAACATTTGAACTCCAAGTCCAAGAAAATGGTGGTTCACCATTAGTTATAAACGCATTAATCTCACCATTTAAACCGATTGTTGGTGATATAACATTTAAATTGAAGTCAACACTATTCGAGATTGATATATTAAATGGTTCGATTTGTTGACAAAAATTTGAATCGGATACAGACGCTGTGTAATTTCCTGAAGCTAAATTATAAAAAGTGTAAGACAAACTACTACTAGTATCTGATTGAATTCCGATGTCATAAAGATATGGAGGTGTGCCGCCTGAAGTGATGGTTAAAGTAACTGAACCATCCTCATTATTACAAGTTGTACCAGTAGTAGATGTACTAAGAGTAAATAAATTTGTGTTACTAATGGTAATTGTTTGGGTGTATACACAAGGACCACCATTTGTTATTTGAAGTGTGTAGACACCTGAACTTAAATTGTTGAAAGCTGTAGAACTACCAAAACTAGAACTTGTTTGAGTGTTACCTAAATTATCAGTAATAGTTGCAGTGTAAAAACCAGAACCTCCAGCTAATTGTAACGACAATCCACCTGAGTTGTCATTACAAGTAGAATTTGTTGTGTTTAATGATACAACATAGAAACTATTTGGGGTTTGAATAGTTGTTGAACTTGTGGTTGTACATAACCCAGCATCTGTAACATTTACCGAAAAAATACCACTTGTAAGTCCTGTAAAAGTATAATATTGGGAAAATGTTATCACCGTTTCCCCATTACTTCCTTGATAATAATAAGGTGCTGTTCCACCACTAATGTAAACTATCACTTCACCATCACCTGAAAAACAAGAGGGGGGTGTACCCAAAATATTTGTAACATTTAATGGGGGAATACTTTCGATGGTTGCTGTTTTAGATACAATACAACCACTAGCATCTTGTATTGTTAATGAGTATTCACCTTGTGTTAAACCAGTCAAAAAACTACCACTTGTTAGTGATGGTACCCATCCGTAATTATATGGTGGATTACCTGTCAGACCTGTAACATAGATAGCACCAGTATTCACAGCACAATCAGCGTCATTTATAGTATAAAATCCGAAATCCAAAGTTGTAGAACTTTTTACAATACAAGATTCAGTTTTTCCAACACAACCACCCCCATCAGTTCCAACAACATAATAAGTTCCTGGTTCTAAACCATAGAATGTTGTCAATTGTTGACCATTAGAAATGGTTTGAACTGCAACATCTGAATTTATGTTATATAAATAAAATTGTTGTGCAAAATAGTTGTATATTTCATCAAAAAAAACTGTCAAATAACCATTTGGGGAATTACATACTGTGTGTCCAACTTCGGCTATGTTTATACAACTACCTGAGGAAATATAAATCGAGAAGGGTGAAGTTTGGGTAGGACAACTATCAAAAAGATAAAATGTGTAAGTACCCGCACTCAATCCACTGAAGGTATAAGTTGTAGCAGTTCCTATAATTGTTGTTGAACTGAATGGGTCAATCATCTGAAGGGAAACACCAGGAGAGGTTGATTGGATACTTAATTCGAATGCCCCTAAATTAGAATTTGTACAATCTCCAGTGATTGATGTGACAGCAAAATTTAATTCACAAGACATTAACTACATAATATTGAAAAGTTTATCCCAACATTCAATTTAAAATCGAATTGTTGTTCTTCTTCAGGACATAATAAACTATAAACCACTAATCTGCCCTTATTTGTAAAATAATAATCATAACCCAAATTAACTAAATCCTCTAGGGCAAATGTTAAAGCATTTTTCCAAGCTGATAGACTTGGTGCACTTGTTATTAAATTATTATATCCGAAACCATTAAAAAATGAATAACTAATAACTTGTACTGAATTAATTCGTACATCAACGAACCATTCAGTCGTTAAACTATTCAAATCACAATTATTCATATTATAACCATTACCATTCAAGTAAGTATTCAAAACATTACCCAACACAGCAAAAAAGTCAGGGAGTTGTGGGTTAATTTCACTTGGATATACTGAACATTGGACAGCATCAATCGGACAATCATATGAGAATATAGATGACGATGTACTACATGAACGACAAGTTGGTGGTAATCTTTTAGCCGCGGCATCATTACCTGTTTGTTGATTTGGATTACTTATTACCGGAGGATTTCCTACACCAGTTCCACCCTGATTTGGTACTGGTATCTCGAAAGGTACAACTTGACATCCCTCTTGTCTTCTCCAAACAAATTTTTGTCTGTGAAATATAGAATTTTCCAATTTAGTACCTGTATTCCATATAGTTGTGGTTGGTATCATTTGTTCAACCATTCTTATCCAATAATCACCTATACCTTGTACATACTCCAACATTGTTTCATAACTGAAATTATTGTTAGGTATATTAATAGTTTCTTTAGATTGTAAGTATTTCCAGAAAATAGACTCAAGTGTTGGATAACCACCAGTTTTACCATTAGACGCAAATAATCTATTTCTAACATTAATCGTATTATTCCAAAATGTTTGTGCAAATTCGAAAAATGTTTTCCTTTGGGGTTGTGGATTTATTTCAGTCCAATCCACACCACCTCTATTTGGGTAGTTTGTGTATGGATTAGGATCACAATATGTTGGTGGTACATAATTTAACCCTTGATTAGGTATTGGGTAGTTAAATTCATTTGACATATACCAAACATCATAAGCAATACCTTGAGCTGGATTCATAAACAAATCCATATTTTTAACATTCAAAACCAACTTATCATCTTCAACATTGTATCTAGCGTTGAATGTTGACTCGTTATTAGACCTCAATCCAACTTCTGAATCATGCCAACTTTTGTTATTATCGACAATAGAAGATAAATTATATCCCAACGACATAAATGGGAACTTTCTAAATCTATTCAAATAAACTTGTCCGTAATTGAATGGTATCAGTGTGGTTTGAAAATTTGGATTGTTTCCTGTAAAAGTGGAATTAACTAAGTCTACTTCTTCAGGTGCTCGATGTTGAGGTGTTTGTTCGAACCACCCACTACCTATTTGGAAGAAGTAATCTTCACTTTCAGGTGGAGTTGTTGGATAACCAAACTCATCCATAGGAATTTCACCAGTTGTCAAATTAACACTTACTGAGGTTGATGAAGTGGTAAAACCAGTATAATCGTATCCCAAAATTCTAAATACATTTGTTGGGTCTAAAGATGGTAATATTTGTGTATAAGTACCTCCAGAAATTTGGGCATATTGTTGATTGAAGTCATCCAAATTGATTTTTTGGTCAGCTAAGTATACAAATTCATTAAATTCAACTAAAGCTTCAGGAGCACCAATTAATCTCAATAAAATTTCTATCGATTTCCTTGTACCTTTGGACTTAAATAAATAAGCAGAATTTAATACCAAATTTCTATAAAATTGATAGTTAAGTTGGTCAGGTGTAGTTTGTGTTGGTAAACCAGTGTATTGAGAAAGATTTTGATTTGTTTGTCCGAAAACTGAATCCAAAAAGGCCGTGTTAGAAATAGGTGATATGTTTGTTGTCCACCCTAAAGTTTGTGCTAAATTTTTTAAAAGTTGTGAAGGTATGTCAGCACCAACATTATAATTTACTGAAGTCATATTTGCTAAGGCATCTATGAACTTCTTTGTTTCATCAAAACTTCTACCATAAATTTGTAGAATCTTCTCCATTTTTTGGTCAGGAGTGTCAAATTCTTTAAAAGCTGGTGTTGTATAAAATCTTGATATTAGATTAGTTTGATACAAATCGAAGAACTCACTAATCTCATTTAACTCTGTAAGATAAGTCGTAAATTTTCCAGTCTGTATGTCAATGTTCCAAAAACCATTTAAAGGCCAAGTTAATAATGAAGTGTTTATTAGATAAGTTCCATCATCACTTAGAGTTGGGGTTACAAATTGTGCCGTATAAATTGGTGTAATATTACGATTCAAAAGGAAGTTTTCTACTTCATCTAAATTTTCGTTGAAAACTTTGTTTACCTCAGAATCATTAGGTCTAATTACTATATTACCATAATAAACACTAAGTCCTGAGAATGGATTACCTTGTGAACTGAGTGTCAATACACCTGAAGAAGAATCTGTTGTAGGTGTTATATTTGTAATTGAAAACCCTGAACTACCCAAATATAAAGAATATTTAGTGTAACCAGTGGTCATATTCCTCAAATCACTTACTTTTACTTCCCTTAAACTAAGATTCCTCGTTGCATTAATAGTAAAATCGATTTCGAATGGATTTCTTAATCTTGAAACAATTAAATCGAATGTGGTTTCATCCGTAACCTCGTTGTAAAATATATTCTCCACTGTCGCACCAGTAGTATAATCCAAACCCTGAAATGTTGACTCCAATGCGGCTGGGAAGTAAGAAATTATAGTAGTAATCGAGGCTGACATCCTCTTTACCATGGAACCATATAATGTAAAGTTTGTTACTAATGTGAGGTCAAAGTTGGGGTATACCTTAAAATTATTTTCTATTATTGCTTTGGATTGACCAATATTTTCAACACCCAATCCATTTAAATTGATTGGTTCAGAAAAAGTACCCGTAATAAAATTTCTATTGACCTTTTCACTTGTTGAAGTAGAAAATCCAAAGTTAGCATTAGTCAAACCCCCACCTGTAACTAGTTGTAATCCAACTAAATTATCTGAGAAGGTTTGTGCACCAGTGACTGGTTGCGGTGGTACTGTAAAATTATTAGCCATTATTGTGATGTTATTCTAGAAAAACTTTTGTTAGTATCAATATTGTCACCTCTATCTTGTCTAACCTCATAAAGAGTTTCGTTGAATTGGTCTTTAATTTCGTAAAGATTATATTGTTTATAAATGTTATTATTGTTATCATACATAGTGTAGATACCATCTTCCATAGATTTCGTTTGATTACCAAATAGTGCAATAGCTAATGTTCCAAAGTCGTGTTCAGCTATTTCGATATCTAAAGTAATAGGATTGAAATAGGTATTAGTAATAATAATGTCTTGATTCGGTTGTCCGATGTATGGAATTGCATTTGGTTTATTTGATGGTGCTGAAGATGGAGATAGAGTACAAAATACTAAATTTGTATTTGTATCTGTGTATCTATATCTTACAGCTTTCTGTGATGTATTCGTTAAATTTTGGACAACTGGTTCACAGAAAAATGAAGAAGTAACTATTCTAAAAAAATTGGCTATTTTAGAACCATCTGAATTCAAATACTCAATCCTATATCCAACTAAACCTTGTTCAAAAAATTTATTTCTATATAACGAAGGTACTTGATTTAAATCTATTACTAAACCTCTAACATTCGGTAATGTTGATAGAACGGCACAATCCAAAATTTTTGTTCTAATTTGAACAGGTCTTAACATTAGAGTGTAAATTCCAACTCTATTAAATTGGTCACTTGGTAATGTCAAATTATATAATCCACCTAAGACCTCAATTCCTGAATTACCACCAGTGTTTGCGTTATTGAAATAAGGTTTGAGAATTGTTCTTGCATCCAACTTTGTTAGAACGAAATTTTGTGTTTCGTCTCTTGATGGTGTATAATTTAAGATAATCTCAACATCTTCTGGTGAAACATCTGCCGGTCTAATTGTACCATAACTACCTGTTGCCATTTTTTATACTTTTCTTTTGTTTATAAATATTGAACTTATATATTTACAATATTAAAAAATTTATATCCATACTTTTCCAAATCCCCAACATTGTCAACTTCACCCAATCTAATTAGTCTTTCTAACCCAGATAACTTACCCCTCTCAACAAAAACATTTGATTGTACTTCAGGTTCTGAAATTACATTCATTAATACCTCATCTTTTGTTATTGCCGAACAAACAATAGTATCATTAGTAAATCCAGATTGTTCAACTAAAAAAATAGTTGTACCATCTATATAATCATAGTATAATATATCATTTATTGTATATGAGGTAAAAAGACCTGAACTATCGGGGCCGTGAAAAGTTCCAATTACACCTGAACTTCCTGTAATTGGGAAACCTAAAATGAAACCTCCACCATATAAATTATTTCTATTACCATAGACTCTTAAATCATTCAGAGAGGATTTAGTGTATCCAGTTACTAAAAAAGGTACTGATGTGAAATCATCATACGATTCTAACGCAAAATCACAACTGGAGTCTCCCGAAAATAGATAATCATAACTCAATGGTGTACCAGACCAACTACCACCTTGTGGTACAAAATATGCTGTACCATTTGGGTTAGGAATAGTTACACCACTAATTGGTAATGTTATTGTTTTTTTTACTATATTTAAACCCCAAGGACTATTACCCGACATAGTAATTGTATAGTTAGCACTACTTGATGGATAATCATGGAAATAATTATTCCCCAAGTTAGAAGGAACTGATTCTGTTGGTGTGTTATCTCCCCAATCTATTGTGTAAGTTGAAAACTCCAAGAATTTTTTGGCCGATAGTGCAGAAGTATTTGTTAAAAAGACTCTATAGGCATTAGATGGGTTTCCAGAAAAAATAAAATTAGTGATTGTGTCTTGTTGGAAAATCATTCCATCAAATAATGAATAATATCCTATATCTACAGTATTTTGAGTTAACATAATCGGTATTGTCAAACCTGTTAACAATGATGAACCATTTGTACCACCCGATAAGATATCAGGTAAAGGGGGATAGAAAAAAGTATACCCACTATAGTTAGATGGTGGTGTATTTGAAATTGAAACGATTGAGCAACAAGGGTCAGCACTGATAGGTGTTGGAACTGAGCCCAAAATGAACCTTCCTAATTTCAAATCGTTTTTAAGATTTTCAGGAGAAATCCTTATATGATATGTTTGTTCTTGCATTATGGATTTACGTATTCATACCATTTTATGGGTTTATTTGTAATCCCAACTCTATCGATATTATCGTAAGGAAATTCAAAAACTTTGTATGTTTTATTATCGTAGTCCAATTTGACTTGATAAAAAAAGTATCGACTTCCATCGAAGGTGAATCGATTACTCGGTAATGATGCTTGTGGTGTTGTCATCATCTTAACGAAGACACCAAGTTTAGCATCAAAGAACTTTGCTGACATATAAAATGTATCTAAATTCAAATATTCTCTATCCAATAACCAATAAAAAAAGAAACCTTCTTTATCACCAATAAAATCCAAATTGAAAATTGGTTTTTTTATTTGGACATTAGGTGTTTGGTTAGAAGTGGATGCCGACATTGTTTCACCTTGCTGAACTGGAATTATTACCGTAAAATAATTTTTTTGTGTTTTTACATCGTTAGTGTCGTAAAAATCGAGTTTAAAAAAGGAGTTTGTAAATGAATTTGTAAAATAATATACCTCAGCACTTGTGAAACCCTCAGTTAAATATGAACTTTGCCAATCATTTACATTCGTTGTTGTAGATATTGGTTGTAACGAATTTTGATTCCAAAAATAGAATTCATATCTTATTTTCGTTTGTTCATTAGGACTATACTCAGCATGACTAAACCTAGTAACTTCAAAGTCCTTAGGTAGACCAATAACTTCCCCTAAAATAAAATCTTCATAGATTTCAATACTATCAGTCCTATTTAAGAAATCCCATTTGATTTCTATAGGTAAGTTAATAGTTTTGTTTGTTGTAGGTAATGTAAAATAAAATTGGTTACTCACAATTATCTATTATTGGTTGAGGGGTTGATTTATCTTCTTTATAATTAGTTCCTTCAGGAATTATTCTAAAATAATAATTACCAAATGGATAATGACAACCATTAATGAAAGGATGGTTGACCCCCAAATTTGTTGAGTCAACAAAACCATAAGGATAAACATCTCTCCATCTGAATGTGTTTGTCGATGTCGAATAATATCCATAATCAGGTACACCTACCAAGTTTCTTGCAGTTTCTTCTTCAATATAATCAGAAAAAACTCTAGTTTTTATACCATAGTGTGGTTGGTAATAATACCCCAAAGGATTGATTATGTCTGTTTGTATATTAAAGACATCAGGGTTATAGGTTATTTTATGATATAGTTTTGATATTACTCTTTCTTCTTGTGTAAAATTATTCCATTCACATAAGTCCCCATTAATATAATCACCCTCCTTTAGAGTATCATTATAATAAAAATTATAATTAATACCATCAGAAAATTTACTATATGTATTCAATGTAATACCAGTAACATTGGATAATGGGGTAGTCCACCAAGTTTGAGGTTCTTGATTTACCAATGGTAAATTAAACCCATATCCCTCTTTAAGCGGATAATTTGGTCTCAATGTCCAACCGAAATAACCTCTCCATACTACTGAGAAAAACAATTCACTGATAGGTCTTTTTTGGTTATCAATTAAGTTTTCTAAAGAAAAAGTCTTGTTGAAAGACAATGTGTATGATGGAGAGCCATCTTTTATAGACACTCGTGCTTGTTTAGTAGGAGTAAAACCACTACTTTCATATTTCTTTTTAGAACCGAAAACATTTTGTTCAAAACCTGTTTTTACAAGAACAACATCCTCAGGATTAGAAATTACCTTGTGTACTCTAACATAGTATTGTGATGTAGTATCTGCCGTATTACCAGGTAAAATTACTTTTTTAAATCTTCCTCTTCTATAGTTTGAAAAAGTATTACCTGTAAATCCCACATCAACAATATTAAAAACAGTATCTTGGTAAGAGGAGAAATTAGTTCCCAAAGTATAAACTTGAAATATATTTTGAATAGTTCTACCGGTATAACTAAAATTTAATGACACATAATCACCAACATTCAATCCATGGGCAAATGGACACAAAAATTGTATTAAATTTCTCCCATTGAAGGTATTACCTCTAATTATTGTGAATGGTATTCCATCAGACACATTCCATGTATGTGAAAATCCTGATAGGTCTGTAACAAATAGTCTTCTTTCGTAATCATTATAAATGGGGTATGTCAAATAAACTCCCCAATTGTAAGAAGTGGCACTTTTACTAACAAAAGTTAAATGTGATAAAGGGGGTAATGTATTACCTGAAGCTTGGGTATACCCACTAACATTATTATCTGTTCTAATAAAATCGAACTCAAAGAACTGAGGAAACCCAGACCAAGGTACTAGGGCTGGATTACCAACTAAACATTGTTGAGCGGCAGATTCCACCTCATTTACATAATATAAATTATTTTCAAATGGTGTATAATTAGTAAAACCAGTATAAGAGTTTAGAAAAATTATAGACATTTTTGATGTAGGTCTGAACTTGTCTGATTTAGCTCTTTCATCTTGAAAAAGTTGTTCGAGTCCCACATCAATATTTCTGTCATATTCTGTAAGTTCTTTCATTGTTTGTTTTAGAGGAACTCCAAAAGACAATGTAGTATCCGGTGCCGATTTGTATCTTAGTGAACCTAAAACAACTCTTATGTTATTAATATTACCCATTATTCTACTATATTATTAAAATCTAACCATTTTTTTGAAAATTTATCCCATGCTGTTTTACCTTTCTTAAGTCCAAAATAAAAGAAGAATGGTGCACCCACTTGGAAAACTCTAGCTTCATAATCGTTGGGTGGATTTTGAAGTCGGTATGTTGTCTCATATTCAGGTGTAGGTTGATTTCTATCAATAGAATAGATGAATCCTTTAAAATCACCATTTAGTGGATTCCCAAACCCAGATGGTCTGTAGTATCTGGAGTATTTAAATAATCTATCAAGTGATTGATAATTGTATTTAAAATAACTTAAATATGGATAATTCGGGTCATCGTTAACATATTGTTCAATAAATTGAGTAAACCAATCGTTTCGTTCAGAACCAAAAATACTTTCACCCAAACCTTCACTATTTTCTTGTATTTGCCATTGATAAAAAGGTACTTCTTGTGAAAAAGTCCCTATTGAATCGAAAGAACAATTGTTGTTCCCAAGTATTGGTAAATTTGGATTTAGAATGGTTCTACGAGGTGACACGAAATCTCTAGTCTGTGTCTCAGATGAAAAGAATATACCAAAAACAGGATCCCTAGCATTTGGATTATTGAAAAACAATGGGTCTTGGTCGTTAGGTCCACCCACTGGTGGATAATTTATAGCATTGAACTCGTAAACTCCTAACTCAGAATTAATCGAAATCATTTGAGCGTAATCCCCATCTACAAATAAATTATCACGATTATTATCAAAGAATAATCTAACATTAATTGCAGTTCTGTTTAAGAAACGATCCAATACCCTTTTATTTGTGATTCTATTGATGATAAAAACATTTAAGATTTCAGACACATCTTGGTAAGATGTTTCTTTTAATCTATTAACCATAAAACCATCGAACTGGTTTGAATAAACTAATTCTTGTAAATATTGACTTCTCGGTCCTAAATCAATCATAGTGGTTGGAAATTTCAAATTTCTGTTATTTCCTTTGTACGATGGTAAACTAATTCCAAAAATTGATGGGGCTGATGGTTTAGGGCTACCTCTAAATACACCAACCCTCACTGGTGAATTTGGTGCTGGTGGTGTCACATTTATATTTGTGAAGGGACTAGACCTATAATAGAAATTATTAGTATTTGGGTCTAAAATCATAGTGTCATAACAATAAACACTGAATGGTTGGTTGTTACTATCAAAAAATCTACTATTTTGTATAGAGAACGCAAAAAGAGAACCATTAATCCAATTATTTGTAAAAATGTGTGAAAATACATTCCTACATGCCGCAAAATTAATCTGAATTCTAGATGTCCACTCCCAAAGTAGTGTTAGGTCTTTATCTAAGGACTTGAATGGTGTGGTAATAAATACATAACATCCTCCTTGCATAATTAGTTGTCTATCACTAGAAACTCCATTGGTATAACAATTATTACCAGTTGGTCTAACAGCTATCTCAGTTGCACCATTTGGTACATAATAACAACTAAGTGGTACTAAAGATTGACAATCAAAAGTATTTAAAGCTTGTATGTTTAGATTATTCTCTTCAATTGATTGACTGATACTTGCAAATGATGGACTACCAACAGGTGAACCAGTGCCATTAAAGAAAGTTCCATCATCAGAAATTATATAAACACTCAAACTTATATTTGCCTGCCAAGCATAACTATTAGCCCCATTTCTGAATGTATTTGTTGAAGTTGGTAATCTGTCAGAACGCATTACAATTCTATCGTCTATTGCGTTGAATTGATACCCCATTCTTTGTGTATCATCATATGTTGGCGAATAGTACCAAGTTTTAAAACTTAATTCTTGTCTATTGGGACTAAATATACCAAGATTTCTTTCTTTATCCATCTCACCACTCATATATGAACCCCCATCTACTATTTCGTTTGGAAAATATCCAGTATTCTTATAAAATTGAACATTAACACCCAAACCACCAGGATTACACTGTGCACTAGCAGTAGGTGCGGCTACATTCTGTGATATTGGTGAACCACCAAGAGTGGATATCTCATTATTCTGAGAAGTGAACCATCTACAAGGGACAGCATCCCTTCTACTTAAAGTTACTTGGAACACATTCCTCAAATTTCTTTCATCATTTACATTCAAACCATTTTGTTTGATAGGTGCACCAATAACTTTCAAATATCCACTACCACCATAAACATTTGCTGTACCAGTATCCAAAGTGTCTCTTAACAAGTTAGCACCAGTAAAAAAGTTAGTTGGTGTTGTTTCATCTAAGGATGAATAGTAGGCTGGTAAATTAGAGGTAAAACCAGTATACCTAGCACTACCTGTTGTACTATCTCTAAATCTATATGATGGATAATATAAAAATTGATTTGTATTTGGGTCGACACCATTTGTACTATTTGCATAGTGTTTTACAGATTTATAACGACCTTGGATTGGGATATTCATTTTATAATTAGACCCTCTAACTATAACTGGTCCGTTTGGTCTACCTTGGTTATCTAATGGATACCCAAACAATCTACTCAAATCGTATTCAATTTCAATTCTATCGGAATAAGGGTCAACACCTCGAACCATAAAAACAATTACTTGTTCACTCCACTCTCTAAAGTTTCTCAATGTTATCGTATCTTGTGGCCATACACAGAAATTGGTGTTATAACAACAATCACTTGTATTAACTACATGAATCAAACTATGACCATTAATTACTCGACTATTCAAAGAATCACTAAGATTATTCGGTGGTAATACCGAAATATAGTCGTTAACGGTCATAGCTGTGATAACTTGAAAATATTCAATATCTATTGCAAATTTGTGTTCATTTATTACATTGTTTTGGGTAACTTGATAAAATGATTGTCCTTGTCCACCAGGAAATCCCGGGCCGAACCAGTTACCACTTCCATTTGGGTTCGCGTATGGTACTAAAATACCACTTGTGGTGTTTTTTGTTGTACCAGTAGATGATGTACTCCCAAATTGATTGACTATTGTATAACCTGTAACATTGACATCGGATGATAGTTCCGGATTTTGGAAACTTAGTATCGTACCTGGTCTCAATTCAGTAATTTTATCAGGTTTAACCATCAACATCATAACATTATCCAAATGATATCTTTCATTCGAATTACCGTATCCAAAAGGTCTTCCACTTATTTGTAATTGATAGGTGTAAGTCATATTTGCGGGCAAACCTTTTTGTTGTAATTCTACAGCTATTGTGTTACCTAAATTTAAATTTATAGTTGTTGATAAGGTGTAACCTTGTGGTACAGAACTTGCTGGAAATAAAGTAATAAATGGAGCGGCTTGTGTGGTGCCATTGATTACCAAATGAAAGTTTTTCTGTCCTGAAGTATAAGATGATGCGTTAACTGTTAATGTTATTGTGTATGTACCATTTTCAGGAACAACATATGTGTTACTACCACTATTCCAAGGATTTAAAACTAAAGATGATGTTGGTTGAGCTAATTGATTTTGAAAAGGAATTGGATTTAATATCGAATATGTGTTTGGGTCAGGATTGTTGAATGTAGTTCCGCCTGATACCAAAACACCCAATTTTTCAGTATTGTATTGATTATAAAAAGTTTCCCCATAATAACCATTCTCTGTTGGGGCAAAATTGACTTTGATTCTATTGTAACCTCCACCCGGATTTACAAACTGATTTAATTGGTCAAAATATTTAGCTTTGACATTAAAGAGGTTGATTCTTTCGTATAATGGTAATGAATTGGTAAAACCTTTACCTGTTGAGTTACCAGGTCCATCTGTAAAAACAGTTTCAAGTTGTGGTGAACCGTAGTTTAATCCGAGTGTGTTATTACCTGATAATAATTGTTGTATACCAAATAAACCTTGAGTGATCGGTCCATCCCAATAAGAAAATTGTGTCAATGGTGAAATGTATGCTGACAAACCAAGATTCACATCAAAAGCTAATTCAGCTGCAGTAGGTCCGGGACCTAAAGCGCGTTTACCTTCCTGACATTCACACAAATCACATTCAGGATATGTCAAGTTCGGTACTTCCATATTAGCTATTCTTCTCCAATCTGGAATTCCCAATTGTTGTAAAATATAAGCTACCAAGTGAGCCACAATTAAAAAAATATTTAATATTGGTCGTGCAATAAAAATTAAGATAATAAATAACAAATATAAGAGGTCAAATCTATAAACAGTATCGTTCGTTGGGAATCTGACATTATCACTTTCACAAGTATCATCCAAAATATTTTTAACTGAGATAATTCTGTCGGGTAAATATCCATTTCTATATTGATCGATTAATTGTGATACTGAATAAACTTTGTTGAAAATCATCGGGTAAAATTTGTCCTCACAATTAATTGCACTTTGAATCATTTCTTCACCTATTGTTGTACCAGTCAATCCATAATCGTTCCAATCAACACTGAAAGCATATGATTTAATAAAAGCTAAATAACTTTCGTAGTTTGGATTTGTTGGTTCGTAGTATGATCTAGGGTCAACGCCAACATTAGTCCAACCATATTCTCTAACATTCGGGACTAAAAAATATCCCCTTTTAACTGTTTCAGATAATTTTGGTGATTGATTCCATTTTATTTTGAATCTATATTTTGCTTTTGTGGGAATACCTTTTTTCGGATCATTAGATAATACTCTTTCTCCAAATTCATTAGTAATTACATAATCCAAATTCATAGGTACATCAACTAACCACGCACCATTTTCATCAATAACTTGTCCACCACTTTCTAAATCATATGTTTCAAGTATTGGTCTTCCAACTTCGTCTTCAAAAATAGTTTGTCTTATAGCTAATATTTCACCAGGTCCAGCAACTAAATTACACAATTCACCTTGTTTGGATTTCGGTTTACAATTTCTTCTTTGGTAATCTTTGTCATTAGTTGAGAAAATAGATCCCATAAAAATAGCGGTGGGAGTTATTGTAACATTAGCTTCGGTAGCTAAATCAAAGTCTGTTCTTGTAATACCTAAACTACAGACTTCAGGTTGACCCCACAATGGAACAACTTCTAATGTCCTATTGAATGATACTATTTGAGGAAGTTCATTCAGATTTGTTGATTTCCTAAATTTATTACCAGCCACTTGGTTTTCAGTTGCTATACCATTTCTGATTAAATCTTGGGGGGCTAAAGAGAATTCACCAATGTCCGATAAGTCCACATCAACATGTATAGTTTGGCTACCTAACGGAACACCAAAAATCATATAGTCACCACTATCGTTTGTAATTGTTGTATATCTATAATACTTGTCAAATACCTCAATGTAATTTGGGTCTAATAATACTTGTTCCTTATCGAAGAAACTACCTGTGGGAACATGACCACTATGTGATTGTGTTTTCGGTAATAAATTATATCTGAATCCATCGTCATTTGTTGTTGTTAATGACCTATATGGATATAAATCAGAAATGATTGGATTTAGTTGATCTTGGTCAGATAGAGGAATAAATACTGAAATTCTGGCATTTGGAATACCGAATCCATCATTAGCCGTAAGTCTACCAACAACAACACCATAATCAGAGCATTGTCTAGTATAAATTTGACTTTGAGTTATTTTCAAAGATAGAATCTCCAAAAATTCAAAATCTTGTTCCAATTGTACATTTATTGACTTATCTACACCAACTTGGGTTCTTATTCTATATGAGTTTGACATCAATTACTACTTTTAAGATAAATAGTTTATTTGCTATTTTCATTAAAAAATAAGTAATGTGATGTTTAAATAAACCTCTAAGAGAAATTAGTTGATTTGAAATTTTTGACTCTAACATTAATATCAGAATTAGGAAATCTAACTTGATAAGTTTGGGTTGGTTCAGCAAAAATAGTGTCATCGATTAACTCAATCTGTCTGGTTTGTGAATTTAGATATCTTTGTGAAGTTTGTGATGAAGAATATAATCCACCAACTTTATTGAAAAATCTAATTTCAGTAATTGATATAACCCCATTTTGTGATTGGATAATTCTTCTCAACTCTGACACATTTACATTTTGACCCATTTCTCTGTTGGCTGGACTAAAGAATGTTGTTATGTCATCAACTATTGTTGTGATAACTTGACCTTGATTTTGAGTATTATCCAAAACAACATCAACATCAATGGTAAGGTCAATTACATTTGCACTTTCAATTGAGATGTAGTCGTTCAACATTCTATAGTTCGACAAATAGTTTGCTAAATTACTTTTCAAAGTAGTTGAAGTTATTTCAGTAAGTGCCCCATTTGTGTCGTAAGTTAACAATTTAATTTTTATTTTATTGTTTTCTTCTGTTATACCTACTTTAGCTGGTGCTCCATATTGTGATGGCATTGTTCTAATAATTGATTCATAGTCATTAATTGTTACAGCTCTATTTTGAGCTGCAAAATTATATGAAACATAGTTTCTTACTTCCTCCAATGATGGTACATTTGTACCTCCAATTGCAGCAGTTACATTATTACAACTCAATGAATTGACTACGGTTGTATTAACTGAATCCGAAGGTCCGTTAACAAAGAAATCTATATTTCCAATATTTGTTATAACACCCACACCCAAGTTACTTCCTGTCCCACCACCTATTCTATACTGAACAAATAATGTACTATTGGCTTTGAGTGTACTACCAAGTGCAAAATTATTTGAGTACTTATATAAATCAAGTTTATAACCATTCCTTGCAAATTCTCTTAGTTGTTCATCAGCTGATTGGCTACCACCACCAAATGTCATTTTTAAAAAACCTTCAGGGGTAAACTCAGAAATAAACTTAGTATTAACTTGTCTATATATCCCAACTTTTATACTTGGGTTGTCAGAAACCTTTGTTGGGTCTTCAATGAAAACTCTATCTTGGGCTAAAGCTTGTACTTCATACCATCTATTGTCAGCACCTAAAAACTCTTGGTTGGATGGAACATTTGCGTATTGCGTACCATCCTTTAATAAAACACTTGTAATACCCAAAACATTTTTATCAGGTAAAAATAATTCAAAAAAAGGTTTTACATCTAAAGCTGTTATTGTTCTTTTGAATACTTTGGTAACACCATTGACGACGGTTTCTCTTTTCGTAATTGTATAATTTGAAAGAATGTTATTAGCGTCAAAATTTGGTATTGTCAATCTATTTGGAGTTCCATCACCACCTACGGCTGAAGCAAAATCAATATCATAAACTGTTTCGAACACTTGACCACCACCATTAACTTGTGAACCCCTTCTTAATATACCACAATATCTTAAATCGGGAGCATCCCCAAAAGCAGGCACAGTTATTGAAAAATCAACCAAGGCTACTGATGGTCTTTGACCTGGTATTTTGAGACCATAGGTTCTTGCTATATTATATATCGAACTTCTTTGTTGTGCAAATTGTAATACTGTTTCTTGAATACTTCTATCAATATTGAATTGTAAGTTGTCTGTTACAGCAGCATTCAAATCTAGTAAAGCAGAAAATATTGAGGCATCGTTGAAGTTATCAATAACATCAGGGTAGTAAGTTCTGGTGAAATTAATTAACTCCGTTCTAATCGAAGCAAAGTCTCTGGTTGTATATGATATTTTTTTGTTTGCCATATTATTATACGTTAATTATAACGAAATCACTTTGGTTAAAAGCGGAATCTGTTACGATATAATCTATTTTTATGTTTGCTGTGTGTTCCTTTTGTCCGATTCCTGGAACTCTAAAAGTTTTTTTATCATTTTGGTCTATATAAAAACCTTTATCCTCCAATCCCTCTGAGGCTGGTTTAATGGTTATGTTTGTGATTGTTAAATTTGGTATAAACTCAGAAACTGTCTCTCTAATTTCAGATTCAATATCTGAAAAAGTCGGACCATCCAAAGGTTCGAACAAATACTCGTAAAGACGAGTTCCAAAGTCAGGTAAATAATACCTAGTACCTTTTCTTGTTAATAATAGATGTACTAAATTACTCCTTATTTCTTGATCACTTGTTTGTGATAAGTCGAAATAAGTTCCCAAACTTGAGTCCAAAAAGGGAAAATTTATACCATATGTTTTACCATCAGCCATAATAATAAATATATATCCTACATTTTTTCTATAAATACCATAAAACAAAAAATCACGACATAAAGTCGTGATTCTTATTTTTTAAGATGAACATCCAAAACATTCAAATGGTGAATCAGTTGGTTTGTTTGTTATAGGTTCAACATGTGGTAATGTTGGTGTTACTTTTGGTTTATCCATCTTTGATATATCCATAGCTAAGTGTTTTGCTCCTGTTGAGATTGCTTTTGTTCTCACATAATAACAAAGAGTTTTTAAACCTTTTTGCCAAGCGTGGAAGTGAGATGAAGTAATCTTCGATAAAGTAGGATTACCCATATAAATATTCATTGATTGTGATTGGTCAATAAAAGGTCCTCTATCTGCTGCCATATCAATCAACTCCCTTTGTGATATTTCCCAAATCGTTTTGTACTTCTTAATCAAGTGTTCAATTCTTTTAACTTTTTGATTGTACTTTTTGTCTTCAGGGTCTAAGTAGTTGTTGAAATTAATATTTTGAATCGAACCTTCATTGTATATAATTTCATTTTTCAAATCCTCACCCCAAATACCAAGTTTCTCAAAATCATTAATAAGATACTTGTTAACAATCATAATTTCACCACCAACTACTCGTCTATTGAAGATTGCTGAGTGAGCAGGTTCAGTCATTTCATATGAACCAGTAATCTTAGCAGAACTCGCTACGGGCATTTGTGCTGTAAACAATGAATTACAAATACCATATTGTTTAACATTTGACTTTAATATTTCCCAAGGCCATCTACCTGATAAATCAGATTCTGTTAATCCCCACATATCAAATTGGAATTGTCCTTGTGACATTGGTGAACCATCGAAGAAATCATATGGTTTATAATCACCATCAATTACCAACCTATTACTTTCGGTGATTGCGGCAAAATAAATTGTCTCAAAGATATCTTTGTTTAGTTGTTTTGCTTCGTCTGAAGTAAACTCATAATCCATAAGATAGAATACATCCGCTAAACCTTGAGTTCCAATTGCAATTGCTCTTTGTTCTTTACCACCCTTTTCACCTTTTGAAGTTGAATAGTTATTAATATCAACAACTTTATTAAGGGCTCTAACAACCTTTCTTGTTTCTTCATAAAGAAGTCTAAAATTAAACTCACCATCTTTTACAAAGTTTTTCAACACCATTGAAGATAGAGTACAGATAGCTGTAGTTTTCTCGTCAGTAAATTGGTAAATCTCGTTACAAAGATTTGATTGTTTGATAACCCCAATGTTCTGATGATTAGTTTTGTTGTTAGCATTATCTTTAGAACAAAGATAAGGTACACCAGTCTCAATTTGAGATTCAATTACCTTAGTCCAAACATCTGTTGCTTTTACTTTTTTACCCAAACCTAAATTTACCGCTTGTTCATAAACACTTTCGTACTCACTACCAAAACATTCTTGTAATGGTTTTAGACCAGCTTTTTTAATATCGTTAGGGCAGAATAAATACCAATCACCACCCTCTTTTACGGCTCTCATAAAATTATCAGGAATCCATAGAGCTGTGAACAAATCTCTTGCTCTTAATTCTTCCGCACCTGTATTCTTTTTAATGTCCAACAAGTCAAAGATATCTTTATGCCAAGGTTCAAGATAAATTGCGGCAGAACCTGGTCTTCTACCTTGTTGGTTAAAGAATCTTAGTGATTCATTTGCAATCTTAAGATATTTTAATAATCCACCAGCAAAACCACCTGATGTACTCAATCTACTCTCCTTACTTCTAATATTTGACATACAAAGACCAATACCTGCAGCGTCAGCAGAATAAGTAGAGATATCATTCATTGTTGCTAACAAACCTCCTCTTGAGTCATCATTGTTATAATGTAGTACACAAGATGCTAATTGAGGAATCTTTGTACCAGCATTAATCATAATTGGTGTTGCTGGAGAAATTAATTGATTTGATAATGACTTGTAGTATTCTACAGCTTCATCAAATGATTTTGTTACCCATAAAGCAACCCTCATATACATATGTTGGGGTCTTTCCACAGTTACACCTTCTGGTGTTTTTAACAAGTACATTTCAAATAATGAACGCCAAGCAAAGTAATCAAAGTTATAATCATTCTCGTGATTGATAACTTCATCGATATTCAAATCCCCATAGGAATCAATCATATCAATCAATTCTTTATTAACAATACCCATATCAGCTAATGACTTCATCGTCTCACTGAAACTTTCATTTGTTTCTTTGTGATATGAAGATATTGCAACAGAAGAAGCCAACCTCGAATAATCGTGGTGGCTACCTGTATATGATGCAGCAATCTCGTAAATCAACTTATCTAATTGTTTTGTTGAAATTACACCCTCTGTTGGTACGGAAGTAATAACCTTAATGAAAATCTGGTCTGAGTTTACATTTAAGTTCTTACTGGCTTTTTTAATTCTGTTTTGTATTTTTGTTGGATTAAAGGACACAACATCCCCATCCCTTTTTTGAATTCTTAATGACATAATAATAATTTTAGAAATCGTCTGTGAATGAAATTGTTTCGTTAAGTTTTGCTTTTTGATACTCAACCGTTCTTGATTCGAAGAAATTACCTTTTGTTTCTACTGCAATTTGTTCCATAAACTTGAATGGTTGTTCTACATTGAATTGTTTACTACATCCCAACTTAACCAATAAACCATCAACAACAAACTCCAAATATTGTTTCATAAGGTTAGAGTTCATACCGATTAATGATATAGGTAGTGATTCAGTGATAAATTCTTTTTCAATTTCCAAAGCAGAAAGTAATATTTCTTTTATTCTTTTTTCACTTGGTTTATTCTCAACATGATTATTCAACAAGTGAATTGCGAAATCACAATGTAGGTTTTCATCTTTAAAAATCAAGGAGTTTGCATTACAAAGTCCTTGCATAATTCCTCTTGACTTCAACCAGAAAATAGAACAGAATGAACCTGAAAAGAATATACCTTCTACTGCAGCAAATGCAACCAATCTTTCTTGGAATGACGCTTTTTCAATCCAATCTAATGCCCACTTAGCTTTCTTTTGAACTGCGGGTAATCTATCGATTGCATTAAAACATTCATCCTTTTCATCAGGGTTGGATATATAAGTATCAATTAACAAAGAATACATTAATGAATGGATATTTTCCATCATCAATTGAAATCCGTAGAAAAATTTCGCTTCGGGGTATTGTACTTCTCTGTAAAAGTTTTCAGCTAAGTTCTCATTAACAATACCATCAGATGCAGCAAAGAATGATAATACATTTTTAACGAAGTATTGTTCGTTCTCTGATAAGTTTTGCCAATCTCTGATGTCACCACTCAAATCCACCTCTTCAGCTGTCCAAAACGCAGCCTGATGTTGTTTGTAGTATTCCCAAATGTCGTGGTATTGGATTGGGAAAATCACAAAACGATTGGGATTTTCTGTTAATATTTTTTCTGTCATAATTAATTTGTGTTTTCTCTTTGTTTTCTTTTTTCTAATAAATCTTTAATTCTTTGTCTATTGTTTTCTTCTTTTTGTTCTTCGTGTCCCAAGAATGTTACCGAAGATTCTGTATCGATATCCAACATTCCATTATCAAACTTACAATTTTCGAAGATAATACCATCATCACCAATCCTTGATTTTGTAATCGCAATTGTTGCTAATTTCATCTCTTTTTGTTGTAATGTTTTTGCCACTGATATAATCACATGACCCACCTGAGCTTTCTTAATAGAACCACCCATTTGGTCTGTTGTTACAACCTCAGCAGAAATAGAACTTCTATTACCTTGTGTTGCTGTCCATCCTACCAAGTTCAATTCGTGACACATTGCTTCAAATGCTCTCATAACTGAACCCTCAGATTTCCATTCATCACCCAAGTTTTTCTCAGGTACAACACAATCGATGTAATCTAATAAAATCATATCAATTTTACATCCATCAGCAATCTTTTTTCTTACAAGATTTTTGATTTGTGTCATTGTCATTGTATCAGAGGGAAGTTTTTCCAAGATAAGTTGATTTTCCATTTTTTGTTCAATCTCCTTAACTCTTGTCATTACTTCTTCCTTCTTATTAGACATATCATCTGGATGGATTTTAGTCCATAATGTAAAATGTTTTCTTTGAATAACCTTGGGATTATCTTCAAAAAATATTTGGAGAATATTATAACCCAAGTTAAATCCGTGATTTGCAATCTTGGTCAAGAATGTTGATTTACCCACACCTGTTGGTGCTAAAACAACACCAATCTCACCCTTAGCTAAACCACCTTTTAATAATCTATCGATACCACCAATACCCATAGGAATTGGGTGTCTAAAATCTTCGTTTAGTACATCATCCAAGTTTGAGAATACACTCAGCATTCCGTTTTCATTGATACCCACTTGTAGGGCATCTCTAATCATTTCCTCAAGGGTATCGTAGTTTTCGAACTCACCCCCATCAATTACTTTTTGTGCTTTAGTGATAGCTTTTTGTAACTCTTGTTGTTTACAGAACTTTAACGCTTTCTCTTGAACGAAATCCCCACCAGAGATAGGTGCATCCTTAATTTTCTTAAGTGTGTCAATTACTACTTTAGCAATTTGTTCTTGTTGAAACTCAGATTTTGTGATTTGTTCCAATGTGTCAAAAGTGGGCACTGAGTCCCACTTTTGATTATACTCTTTAATCATCTGTATGATGAGTTTGAAGTATTTGTTTTCGAAATAATTAGGTTCTATTACATCAATTATTGACCTTGAAAAGGTACTATCTACCACAATTTGATTAAGTAGTTGTATCTGAAATGAGCTCCCTAAATAATCAAAATTTTTGTTAGATGACATAGTTTAAATTTGTTGTATGAATAAATATTACACTCTTGTATTAAGTCCAAGATAATCAAAAGAAAGGTCTCTTGCTGAAAATAAACTAGTTAATTCTGATAAAATTCCTTTGATTGTTTGTCTGATGTCAACTGTGTATCTAATCTTTGGAGGGTAGATTTTAGCGTCAAATCTTCTATGACAAAGTAACTTGTCCCCTTGTTTTAAATAAATGTTAAAGTACTCAGGGCCATCTACATAGGAGGTATTAAGGATGTCAGGTTTGTTTGTGATATCATATTGATTCTCCAACAAATAACTCACAGCTTTCATCTTAAGTTGATAATTCAAGTTATGGATTAAATCATCCATATACTCTTTGAAATCAACTGAATTTCTTGCATCAGGATTGTAATCTCTAACATTGAAGTATCTTTGAACTATGATGTTGTCGTTAACCATCATTAAGAACTCCAATTTGGTAATGTCTTGCTCTCTCATTGTTTTTACTTTTTTGTTTTAAAATTGTGTTTTTCTTTTCTTGTTAGTTTTAAAAAGGGTTTTAAGAAGTTCACCCAAGCATCATCTCCTTTTGGTAAGAACTTGAAGAATCCATCTTCCATCATCATTTTAATTAGATTTCGATGTCCTCTTCCATCGGGGTCAAGTGTTTCCTTATAATATAATTCAACCACCTCTCTCCCCTCATCATCTATCAATGGGTCTGACAAATCTACAATCTTTTGGTTGATTTGAAAAAATTCTTCCCCATAAATTCCTGTCTTTGTCTTACCTGTTAAAAGATTTTTGAGTGTGTTATTCTCTTTATCTTCTTTGAGGAGATTTTCAGCCTTGGATAAAATATCGTTAATTGTTACATCTTGTTCAAGTAGTTCGGGAAATAATTTAAATAAAGTTTTATCCCCCAAATAATATATTCCATCAATATTGTCAGATTTATCTCCAGCTAATATTTTATATGTTAAAATATTGTTGTGAGGAATCTCATGTTCTTTAAGTTTAATTTTATCACCAAAACTATACAATTGCTTGGCTGATGGTGAATAAATGGAAACATTCTGTGATATAAGTTGGGTTAAATCTTTATCCGATGAAAAAATGGTAATCTTTTCGTCAGTCGCTATTTGACAATAATAAGCAATTAAGTCATCAGCTTCGTTATTTTCTATGTTCACTTGACGAATAAACATCTCCTCCAAGTATTGTTTTACCCTCTCTTTTTGATAGGTAAATGATTGAACCTTAAACTCGTTAGATTCTTGGATTCTGTTTTCTTTATATTGGGGGTAAATGATTTTTCTCTTACTTGAATTTCCTTCGCCATCCCAAAACACTACCGCCTTGTCAAAGTTATATTCTTCAATGAATCTTCTAATAGTGTTTAGGAAATGCCATATACCCCCAATATGATTACCATTATGATAATAATCTTTCACACCATGGAAACCTATCTTCATGAGGTTGTTTCCATCGACCAATAATGTTCTTGTCATTTAAAATAAACTTAATTGTGTGAACGATTTTTTTACTTCTGTTTGTGAGATATACTCACCCAAAAACTCTGTAAAGATAGCTTCCATTACTGGTACACAAATGGAATTACCAGCTAAAGCTACGTGGTTCTTAGTTGTTAAACTTGTTGATAATAATTTATCAATATCTTCTTCTCTAACACCCATAAATCTGTAAGCCTCTCTTCCTGTGATAGTTCTTATTCTTCCATCAACCATAATCTGTGGTGAACCAGTTGTTGTTAAACAAGGGGAACAACCATCAATCGAATAAACTCGTCTTGCTTGGTCGTAGTTAACATCGTTTCTCCTTGCCACAAGTTTGCACACACTATCTTTTTTGGGATGGTTAGGTGTAATGTCACAAGTGATAAATAAGTCCTCTGTAATCTCATTTTCGATGAATGGTCTCATAGGAACTCTATCTTTCTTATGTTTCTCAACACCACTCATAATTGTTTCAACTTCATTATTTGTCAAACCAAATACGGACATCATAAACACCCTCTCTCTATTCTGTGGACAACCAAAGTCGGCGCCATTCAATACCTTCCAAGAACAACCATAACCCAATTCATTTAAGAATGAAATATGAGCTTTGAAGTTCTCAATGTGATTATGTGATACCAAGTTTTTAACATTCTCCATCAAAAGATACTTCGGTTGGTTCTTTGTCAAAATCCTTTCAACTTCATATAACAAACCACTTCTTGTACCTTTTTGAATACCCTTTTGTACCCCTGATATTGATATATCTTGACAAGGGAAAGAATAGGTCATCAGGTCACATTGGGGGAAACTATCTTCGTTTACCTTTGATATGTCCCCCAAGTTACCCAATGTTGTCTCGTGTAATGAATCATAAGCTATGTTCGCAACTTTAAGGATGTCACAATTTGCAACATCTTCATAGTTAGCACCGATGTATTTCAGTGCCAACTCTTGTGTACCATAACCCGAAAATAGTGATATTACTTTTAGTTTATTCATGTTCTCTTTCTTCTTTCAAATCAAAATCTCCCTCCAAACCTAATAAATCTTTCCAATAATCTGCGTATTCTTTCTTATATTTTTCAATAGAAGCTTTTTCTTCAGTTGTATCTTTACCTGATAAGAATCCGTGGGGAGTTACAATTATCTTACCATCATCATATCCCAAACCATTAATATGGTTCTTCAATACAGATACTTTAGTTCTTGATGCAAACTTAACACTTCTTTTATCTTTAGTTGCCGTAATCTTAGTTGTACCAGCTCCTTTTTGATTACCAAACAAAAATACCAAAGAAGAGTTCAACCATATTGCTTCACCACCTTTAGCTTTAATTTTTGGTTGTCCAAAAGGATTGTCAGGTAATTCAACCCATGGTTGGTTCACGATAATCAAAGTATTTTCAAACTTTGAATCTGCTTTTCTAGAACCTGAGATTCTTTGATTAATACCCATACCAATTTTATCAGCAAGAACTGATGCGTTATGTTGTTTTCCACCTTTACCTTCAAAAGTCATTTTACAAGGAATTGACCCAACTGAGTCCCACATAAAACATAAACTATATTCAAGGTCACCTTTTTCTTGTGCATCAAGTAAGTCGTTGATATAATCTGTGATTTGTTCAATATATTCGAAGTTATTGTTGAAGATATAAAAACCATCCCAGTCAACTTCACCAGTTTCTTCGTCCACAACTTCTTCACATTGTAGTCCCATCAATTTAGCGTGTTCAAAACTCCATTTTTGTTCTGTAATAATAAACACAGGTAGAATACCCTTTCTCTGAGCATCTACTGCAGTTTTTACTAAAGCAGTTGTTTTACCAGTATCAGAGTGACCTAAAAACATATTTAGGTGACCTACAGCAGGACCTGGTAATCCAACAGCATCCAAGAACTCAGTACCCAAGTCAAAGTATCTTTGTTGTTTGTACTTTGCTGAGGTAGAGAACTTCTTTTTAATACTACTGAAATCCGTTTTCTTAATTGCCATTGTTTAAATTGTATTTTACGAATTCTTTTAATGTTTCCAGTTTGTCTTTAGCATTAGCCATTTTCTCAACATACTTGTCCATTTCTTCCAAGTGTTGTGGATGTTCACCAATAGCAACAGGATTATTAAAATAAATCCAGAGAGTAGCCTCAGCCTCAGATATCTCACTTTCATATTTATAAGTGAGAGCATCAATCATCTTTTTTTGAATTTTCATTTTTTTTGATTAAAAATGAACCCCACTTTGTTAATGGGGTTCGGGTTAAAAAATATTTTTAGAACGGAAGGTCACCACTTGGTTCGAAATCATCAGAATCGTCCAAATAAGTTGGTGTGGATTTACCACCTAATACAACTTCACCTGAATCTGAGTTACTATAAACATAACCACCCTTTTCACTATCCCATCTTGGTGTTTCACCTTTGGCAATAGCTTCCAAGTATTCTACTGGTTTTTTAGAGTAAACATCAGCCCAAGATAGTTCATCATTTAACCAACCTTCAGCCGTTTCTTTGTTTTCGTGGAGTGGAGCTGGGTCATCATACATAATAGTTTGAATAACTGTATATGTCGCACCCTTTGGGGTTTTTGCTTTGGTCATCTCTAAGATAATATCTCTACCTTTTTGAGAATCGGTTACATCACCTTTTGCTCTAAAGATAGGAATAAGTTTATCTAAGATACCTTCGTTTTTGTAGTTGTGTTTGAATCTCCAAAACTTAACTCCATCGTTTTCATTATCTCTGTCGATAAGTTTAACAATGTAAAATTTACGAGGTTTGTATTGTTTTGCAAGTTCTTTGTCGGCATCTCTACCAGTTGACATAAGTTCTTCATATACTTCTGTAAGTGGAGAACGCTCATTATCATTTTTACCTGGGTCATAGAACTTTTGCCATTTACCATCTACTTGGATTTCGTGAAACCACACCTCTTTGAAAGGTGAGCTTCCATCTGTAGTTGGAAGGATTCTTAATCTTTTTTGTCCTTGTTTTTCATTGTCCTTAAGAAGAGCTGCGAAGTATTTCTTCATTCTCTCATCTTGAGACATTTTGTTGGTATTGCTACCTGATTTTTGTGATTGTTCGTACTGAGCTAAAATAGCATCTAATGGGTTTGTCGCCATAATGTTTAAAAAGTTTTTTGTTAAGAAATATTATACACAATAGTAAGTGTCAGCCGTGGGTTTGTCAAATTAAGTTCTAATATATTTTTTTGAATTTACTCATATCATCTTCAGGTGTCATTTCATCTTCTCCGAAATTTCTAAAACTTCTTTTGATGTCACTTGGTGAATAACTTTCAACTTCGTCTGGAGTTAAAACATATTCATTTTTACCTGTCATTTCCATCTCTTCTTCTTTGTCTTCAAAGAATTGACTTAATTTTTGATTAAAAGGACCTGAATCTAAAGTTCTCAGTTCCAATTTTTCTTCAGGTGTTTTAGTTCTATATTTTTCAATTTTAGTTTCAATATTATTCAATTTTTCAATAATACCATCCATAGCAGAAAGTTTACTTTCTAAGTCGTTTAAATGGTTGAAAAGATTTTCAAAGTATTCATCTTGTTTTTCTTCCACAGATTTCTGACTTTTTACTAAATCAGTTACCTCAACTTTCTTAGAGTTTTCGTCTTCAACTTTTTCAACATCAGGGTCTGCTTCAGTATCCACCGGTGTTGCAGGAACATCACTTGTTGTTGGTGCTGTAGGAGGAGGTGGTAACATAGCACCAGTATCACCAGGTGGTGGAGGTGGTGTTGCCCCACCTACTGGTGGTACATCTCCTGCTGGGGGAGGTGGTGGTGGAACATCTTGTTCCATAATATAGTTATTTATTTCCTTGTATCTACTAAGTTCATTTAAAATCTTGTGGTCGATTCGCATTTTTCTATCCGTTTAATAGTTGTTTTATCCCAGTTTGTGTTTCCACTTGGATTCTTTTATTTGTTCTCATTGTATTGTCAACTCTTTCTATTAGACCATCTTTCATTCTAACAACATAACATTCACCAGTATCTAAATCACAAACTTGTTTAGTACCATCACCTAAATCTTTTTCAGTTGTTTTTGTATTTTTACCTAAGTAACTATCTAAAATTAATTTTACGCTCATAATAATTTTATTTATAAATATCACTATATTGCATTAAATGCTTGTATACCTTTACCAATAATTAAAAGTTGTGCGTCAAAAGTATCTGTTTGATTTTTAATACTTTCCCACTCTCTTTTACCTAAACTGATGTCAACATTAGAGTTGATGTATGTAAATTCAAAGACATTAGTAGGTGTTGTCCCTTTCAATTGATTAATTAATGGTGTCCACCTTTCAATGAAAAAATCAACCACTTTGTCCAAACTTGGGAATACAACTAAAAATAATGGATTTTGGTCACTTGAACAATAATATTCTTTTTTCGGAAAATATTTTGTGATTAATGGGTCACTCCATCGAGCGGATCGAGTTAAAACAATGTTACCAAAATTATAACCTCTTGCTTCCAAGGATTGATTATATATCGAACTGAAATAGAACCAAGAGAAAACACACAAACGAATATTTTCATTTGCTGTTTTTTGTTTTAAAGTTTCTTTCAAAAACTTAAGTGTAATTGTAATTTTATCAGGACTGACTTGTCTGAAATCTTCGTAAGGTGCGCCAACTTGAAGTTCACGATTTGATAATGTTGATAAAGGTTTAATACCCTCCGTGATATACTTGATTGCTTGTTCTTCAAGTCTTGCCCCTCTTTGAATCTCAGCCTTTTGTTGTTTTATTTCATTTCTTCTTTGGTCTATAATATTTCTAACAAAGTTGTACTTCAAATTTTGTAAGTAATCATCAATTTTAGATAAAGCAGCTGTCGCTTGTCTTACACCCACAATGTCAGTACTGAATTCTCCCTGACTTATTGAATGGTTAACTTCTGTAATATAATATGCACCATAAAACATAGGAACATATCTTAAATTGAAATACATCGTTGGTTGAATAAGTGCATTTCCCATCATTGATATACTACAAGTATAACTTCTATTTTTGTATAGGTTATAAAGAGAAACACTTTGAGTAGTACCTTGGCGACCACCAGATTGGTTGGCCATATCATTCAATATTTGTAAAGATTCGGCAGTTGACAATCCATTTTCTTGACCCACTGTGAAACTTTTAAAGATTGATTGGTTCTGAATTCCAATATCAACATTGAATCCAACAACTCTATTTGACTTATCAAAATCTTTCTTTCCTGTCTGTTCCTCAACCAAAGGATTATCAGTTCTCCTTAAGTCAAAAGCATCATTTCTATATCTCCAATCAATGTTATTTATTGCTAATTGTTCACTAGGTTTACCAGGGAAAAAACATACCAATTTGGAACGAGATTCAGTGTAATCAACATTTGTAAATGTACCAAACAAAGAATTTGCGAATTCTAAAGAACCCTCAGTTTTAGGTTTAGGGTTCTTAACAGCATCTTGAACACCATAAAAATTTACATACGATGGTAAATTCATATAGACAAATCTGTTATCGTGGAGAATAGTTTTAATTAATCCCTCCATTGTATTTTCGGGACTTATAAAATCTAACAATTCAGAAAGTTTAAATAAATCAATAAGAATAATATCTCCGATGTTTCTACTTGCTCGGTCTAAAATTAAAATGTCTTCGAATAAAGTTCTATTTTTAAAGTCACCACCTGCAATCCATTTGTCGTTGAATGCTTTAAACATATCATACAACTCTATTTTTGTTTTTGGGGCATCCCTTATTTCAGAGTCAAGTTTTTCTAAAGTGATGTTTGTTATCGATTCGAGCTCGTTAGTTAATTTACCATTAATGTTGTCCAATATTTTTCCTATAAAATCTTCAATTTTTAACAAATAGTTAGTCATTGATTCAAAAAATATACCCTTACTTATACCTGTAGATGGATTTGGTACCTGTGGGTAATTTTCTTGTTCAGTATTTTGCGCTTGTTGTATATTAACAATATATTGGTTTTGATTTGGGTTTGTTGCCAAACTTCCATATATAATCAATATTATTTCATCAATTATAATCTGATAATTAGTTTGGAAACTTTTAGTTCCTTCAAAAGACACCTCACCATTTGGTGTTTTATACACACCCCACTTACTAGGTCCTGACACATATATGTTGATTGTAAAATTATCTCTTAGTGTTGCAACGGAAACTAAATTACCGATAGGTCCGACTGGTGGTGCAGGTTTCGGAATCGGATTAGTTTGAAATTGATTTAGTTTTTGTGTAGCATAAATCTTTATCATAGGGGCAAACAACTCAACATTTCTTTGAGTGAATGCAATATTTAAATCAACAAAAAAGTCAGTGATGTATGAACCATTATCTTTATATTGAAGTTCAGGTATTTCAGAAAATCCAACATAGGTTAATAAAGCTTTCCACGCTAAAGTATTTCTAGGGTCACTCCTTGAGGCACTCAAAGTTATATTTCCACCTTGGGTTGGTAGGGTATTTGGGGTTTGTAATGTGTATCTGTCAAACTCAAAACCATCTATTATCTGTAAATTAGAGAATGAATAAAATAACTTTTTGTCATAAGAAGATGGATTTCCGAACTTAAAAATAATATCATAATTAAGAAATCCTTGTATGTAATTATTAAACTCTGTGAGTTGTTTTTCTTGCAATAATTCAACCATTTTATCACCAGTGTCACCAGTGGTCACGGTAAGTACCATCATTTTTCTCATCAAGTACTGAAAATTCCTATATGAAGCTTCCACATCACCTACCTGATTACTTACAGCTAATTTATTTGATGTTTCAAATAAACTAGAATCAGCATAATCATAAATTGATTTTGAGAATTTAAGAAATTCATTTTCAAAATTATCTAAAACTGATTTTTCAAAAACTGAAAATATTTCACTGATTTGAGTATATGAATTCCTAATACTAAAGTTTTCCTGATTATTAGTATTGTTATTTATGAAATTTAAATACTCGTAAGGTGATGGTTTAGAAACTTTGGCATTGTCATAGTAACCAAAATTGGGTGCACCCCAAAATAGTCGTACAGAACCATCGTACATAGCTTGATTGTTCAAAACTTCGATTTGTTTCTTTCCATTTTTGATACACTCGTTTTTAGTTTGATTAAACAAAGAACCATGAGATGGTAAGGGGTATTCGAAATTGCCATCATTAGTTCTCACAGTCATAGACCAAGGTATAATTCTACAATCTCGTTTTGAATTCGAACTATCAAAACCCTCAGGTAAATTAACTATTGCTGTATTGACATAATTGAATGTCAACCCAGATGTTATTGCGCTCTGTATATCTAAACTTGTATAACCATCTGCTCGTCTATTCGTAACAATAAAGGTTGAATTTGTTATATTGAACGAGTTGTTTAATTGGAATTGAGAATTATTAATTTGTGAAAGAATCGTTGTTCCCGCTGGTATTCCCAACCCACTAAGAATATCCCCAACTTGAAGTGAGCCTTGTATATTAATAATTGTGAGTGTTGTTCCTTGAACATCACATACACCATTGATTTGATAATCAGTCGCAATTATTGGATAACCTAAGTAAAAGACACTAAAGTCATTTATTAATTTGGGGTAGAATCCAACATTGATTAAAGTCGAGGTTTCTGGATTCGGACCTGAACCAAAGACCGAATTTTTTTGGAGAATAATATCAATTTGTGAATTATTGATGATTAAGTTATATTCCTTTTCGGAGTCATTAGTTACTGGATCATAATTGTTTAAGTATGAAAAACCACTCCAAGATGTTTCAATGATGTCTCTTCCATCATTAATAAATGTTTTATATCGATGCCATATTGAACCCATTTTCAAAATCCAAGCAAAAGGTAACTTGTGAACACCACCAAATTTTTTAAATGTTGCGAAAATATAACTCAAATCTTCAGGATTAGACGAGTCACCTAATGTTTTATAAGTTTCCCTTAAAGTTGAAAGTGGGAGACTATTCAAAAACAAATAAGCTGATGCAACAAATGGATAGGTTTCATTGTCCCTAAAATTTTGTATTCCCCTTTGAATTGAGTTTATAAAATATGGGGTATTCAATATTGAAGTTGTTTGTTTTGCACTAACTAATCCATCATTATAATTAGAATATTCAACTCGTCCTTCAGTAATAAAAGTTTGATTTGATTGTCTATTTTCGTAAAATGTTTTAAGTGGGGGTGTCAATCCTTGAGATAAAAAGTTGGTTGGTGTTTTGTTCAAGTACGAAAAATTAGAGAAAGGTCTGTTGAAATTTCTATTCTCACCATTTTTCTCAAAGTTTGTAATTGTTTTTTTCAAATCATTATAGAAAACAGATTTTCTCGTGTCGAAGGCCAAAATTGGATTAGTAAATTCAACACCATTGGATAGATACTGAGTTATCCATTGTTTATTAGTAAATGGATAGGTATCTGTGAAATCGAATACATTTGTCTCACTATTATCGGAAATGTATGTTTGTAATTTTTCAATACTTGTAATATCAGCTTTCGGTGTAGTTACAGAATTATTCAAAAAATTAGGTAAAAAGAATTCTATTTGTGCATTTTCCGTTTTATTTTTAATGTATGATGTGTTGAATATACCTCTTATGAAATTTTGCCAGCTTTCACCAAAACCACCATTCGAAAATTGTTTTAGATTTGTTAAATTTACAGCATAATTTTTTAATTTGTCGGATAGAAAAGGATTATCCTTACCTAAACTATTTTTGATGTTGGTAACTTCAGAATCTGCTATCACAGTTGTAATTTTATCCAAGGCAGATGTAAAATTATATGAACGAGATAGTTTAGAATAATTAGAAATCCAAAGTATTCTTTCATAAATTTCATAATAGAATTTTACTTCTTCTTTGTTGAAGTAAACATTGTTCTCGATTGGGAATTCAATGGCGTTAAAAGATAGTCTTAAAACATCTTTCAATTCGTTGTTTGTTGTAACACCGAAATTTGGTGCTGCTAATCTCTTTGTAAAACCTCTTATATACTCCTCAACAAATTCTACCTCAGGCCAAACATTAGGGTTATTCGCTTTAGTTCTACCAATTACATCGGAATCAGCAGGATATTTAATTTCGTACTTTTCTTTTCCATTTTGACCACCAGTTTGGACAATAAATTGTGGCCACGGATATACAGGTTGATTAAGTGTTTGACCTAATTGTGGTATATCTGGGGATGCTGAACTTATAGCTGGATCAAATATTACCGCTTTCTTATCTTTGTTGTCTCTAGCATCCCATGCTTTCGAATGAGTATCATCTAATAATCTCATAAAAGCTTCCCCATTTGCAAATATTACCCCGAGTACATTCCTAATCGTTGGTTTGAAACCTAAAGTACTAGTTTTGTTTTGAAGAAAAAAAGACAATTCTGTTGTTATTTCTTCTTCAATTTGATTGATTAAAGTGTTTAAATCCTTTTCCATTTGGTCGATACATTCATTGAATGAACCAGTACCTGAAAAATAAAAGAACGGATAATCATCGGTGTTTTTTGCAATATCTGAATTTATTAATTCCTTTCTAAGAGTTTGATAGTCAGGTACTGTTGGTTGAGCCACAGATTTTTTTAGTCTCCATGTCTCATCTAATCTAACATTACCCTCACCAGCCTGAGTACCGAAGTCAATTGGTGTATTAAAAACAAATGTTCCCCCTTTTTGGAAAGAATCAAATTGTATTCTGTTATTAATTTCAGATTTTACTGGTGGTTTATTACCAATAGTATATGTCTTGTTTTTACCAAAAGTTTCATTTTCACTAAGTAGATTGTTGTATCGATTGACAATTTCAAGTAACTTACTTTGTGCTTCTTTTTTATTGTTTGGGTCAGTTCTATAACCCTCTTTTAATGTAAAAATTGGTATAAGCTCATTACCTCTTTGGATGATGAAAAAATTTTGTTGTCTATCACAATATGTGTTAAACCAAGAAGTTTCATAATTTTTTATTTCA